CCCGGCGCCGGGTGCGTTTGGTGGACTGACCCAGCCCAAGGCTCTGCTGCTTCATGGTGTGGATCGTCTCAGGCCGTCGGCCCCATGCCAAGCACAGGCGTCACGGGCTTTTGCAGATCTTCCCTAGGCGCTCACCCACCTGTGCAAACAACAGGTGGGAGTCCCTGTTAGTTGTTCGCACTGATTGGCAGACTTGCTTAACGTGCTCCGAATTCTCGAAGCGTTGAAGAAGCGCTACGCTCAACTTTCCTCCAATGGCGTCCCACGAAGACATTACTTCGTCGAAGACGAAAGCTTCAGGCGACTGCCCAGGAAGACGGAAAACCCCGCCAGAGGTGTCCTCGTTCTGCTTTGAGTCGCCATCGATCAGGCAGACGGAAGGGACTTTTGATGAAGGATCAAGCCGGTGGTAGCGATTGACCGAAACGGCAGTTCCGTCTCCTTCCATCCCGTGCACCTGTATGTGATCTACGGCGACGTTGCCGGCCTGTCGGAGAATAGCTTCGACCCACAATTTGGCAAACGGATCTTCTACGAAGATAACAAGGTTCGCCTCAATTTGACCGGTAATGGCGCGGAGCGACTGAATGTCCAGCTTTCCTTGGAATATTCGGTCCTGAGTGGCGACCCAGATCGCCTTCGAGGGGAGCGGCTTGAGCGCATCGTTCGAATGTGTGGTGAAAATAGCCTGCAGCTTCTTGCGTTCTGCAACCTCAATTAGATACTCGACCATCCTAACTGTGGCGACAGGATGTAATCCGTTCTCGATTTCTTCGATCAACACGAGGGCTTGATCTGCAGCAAGTTCGATCTCGGCAACCATTCTGATGATGCTTGATTCGCCCGCTCCAAAGTGGAACTCGGAGTAGCTCTTTCCGGCTTTGGTTCGTCCAGCCAATAGCGTAACTCGGCCCTTCGAGTCTATGCTCAGCCGGCTAAATCCGGTGACGTCTTTGCCAAGTATCCTCGAAACAGCTTGGCTTACCGGTTCCGTCAGGGTATGAACTTGCGCTTCAGGAACCTCAAAGGAATTAGACGCGCATCTGACGAGTTCGGGACGCTCGTTCGCTGGTACTGTTCGGGACACGCCAAAGAGAAGCACTTGGCGTTCGAGCGCGTCGCGGTTCCATCTTTGGTTGCGAAAGCTAGCTGTTCGTCGTACTGCATCTTTCTGACTCTGTTTGCGGTCAATGATTTCGTACTCGATTGACCAATCCTGCATGGTTTCATCGTACTTGCCGCTCTTTGCAAAGAACTGCTTGGGCGAAATGGACTTGTAGGCGCAACCTGCTGCGCCAAGCACAGTTGTCTTTCCTCCGCCATTGGGGCCGATGACCGCGGTGACGGGAAAGTCGAAGGAAACGGGTTCGTTCGAGAAGCCTCTGATGTGCTTCAGCACAACCTTTGGTAGGTACTGTCCGTAGTTCCGGTTTGCGGCTTTCTCCAGGAGACCGTTGATTGTGCTGTCGCGAATCTCGCTCTTAAATGCCATGGCTGAAGACTTTTCAAGGGAGCAGGGGATTGTGACGTCTAGACCTGTACATCGTGGGCGCTGTAGAACGCCATGAGCCCATAGATGCGCTCAACATAGACAATGAATTGCCCAAGGTTGGCCAAAATAACGCCCTTATCTAGATCGGGAATTATCTGCGGATGACCTACCGCATTTCGGGTATGCCGATAGAAATTAAAAGCGCCATCAATAAGTTGCTCAAGATCTTGTGCCAAAGGAAGCTCCTTTGGCTTTGGGCTCGCAGATTTGTACGATCGTTTGAACTCGTCGTACTTAACTGAAATCATCTTGTTGTTAACGCGCTGAAAGTAGCCCTCCCTGTTCTTGTCGTCCTTGATGCGATTTCCATAAGTTTCAATGAGCAAGAGAACTGCCTTCTCGCTGGCCGCGCCTAGCATGAATGCCGCACCAGCAGGGCTGCCCGCCTTGTAGCAACGAAGAGCCTCTTGAAAGAACCACAGAACCACTCCATCACAGGCAGGGACTCGCTCCTGTAAAGTTTGAGGAAACTTTTCAATCTCGGCAGGCAGCAGAATGCCTGGGGCGGCGGCCCCTGATTCGATACTGGATTTAAGTTCGGTAGCCCAATTCTTTAGTTCTGAATTGGCACCTTCCACAACCATTTTGCCTGAGTTGTAGACCAATACTCCAGCGCGATTCGCGCCTGACTTGACTAGAAATTTCGTGGCGTTTTGTATGTCGAGCTCTGCTTCGAAAACGTTGTTGCTCTTCAACGCTTCGCGTACGGCGTTGCAAATTTTTTCGTCGCCATTGGGCATGTGTGCGTCCGGGGTTAAATTGGTCTAACCTGCTGTATGCGACAAGCCGATGTCGCATAACACAGGGCTTGTCGCAATAGCAGTAACGCCCGATGCTGAGGTAAGTTTCTCAATCATCTCGGATTTCCTACTGCTGGCGGCATGCGAGTACGTGGCAAAGTTCCGCGATCAAAGCGGCAGCTGTTACACATTCTTGAACCTGCGCATCATCATGCCTATGGGTGATGGTCCGGGTTCCGTCCGGCCTAAATCAGTTTAGGGAAAGACGCAGTCGCGGTCACGGCCGGCGGTGTGGCGGTGACACCGCAAACGGCGGTTCGTTCTTTCAGCATGGGTTGAGGACTGAGCGGCTCCAGGGTGGCACCCCGCGCGCCAGTTCAGCGGCGCAGGAAGGTGAGCAGCGCCAGCTGTTGGTCAGGGGTCAGTGCGTCGTAGCTGGCGATGAGCATGCGGTGGGCGTCGGTGATGGACGCTGCGCAGGTTGCGGTACCAGTTCCAGCCATAGGGGGCACGGACGTGCCGGGTGCCGCGCGGCCGCGCGCCATGCTCTCCTCGAGCCTGAGCATGATCTCCTGAGCCAAGGGGCGGCGGTTGATGGCCGCCTCGCGTTCCAGCTCGGTGCGCAGTTCTGGTCTCAGCCGCAGGGTGAACGGCGCCTTGTGGGAGGACTTGGCGGTGTTCATCCCGGGGAGGCTGCCTGGAAGGGTGGGCCCGGTGTAGCCGCCGCGCGCTCAGCGCTTCAGGACCGTCAGTAGCGCCAGTTGCTTCTCGGGCGGCATCTGGTCCCAGATGGCCAGGATCATGCGTTGACCGTCCGAGAGCGGCTTCCCTGCAGGCCCCTCGCGGGAGACCTGCACCGTCGGCGCCACTTCACCAAGTCGCAACTCGGTGCGTACGTGGTCGACCTCAAGGCTCGCCTTGAGTCTGCGAATGATCTCGGCGCTCAGGGTCCTGCCGTTGATCGACGCCTCCCGCTCGAGTGCTGCACGCAGTTCTGGCTGCAGGCGCACGCCGGTCGGCGCGATGTCACGCACTCGCTCACCTTCGGGCTTGGCTGGTCTTCCCATGCCGACGACTGTATTTGTTCAACACGCTTGCTCGCTGTGTAGTAACGTGATAACGTTTGTTCACGTTATCTCGTAAGGCGCTCAGACATGAAGCAAGACCGAGAGCAGATGCTGGCCGCACGGGTTCCGAAGGACCTGATCCGGCAGCTGGAGCGCGCCGCAGCAGCGGTTGATCGCACTCGGAGTGCGGAGGTTCGGGTGCGTCTTGCGCACAGCCTGCAGACCTATCCGGTGCTGACTGTGCCCGTCGCTGGCTCGGTTCAGCAGGCGGAAAAGGTCTCCAACTCGTGATTCACGTATCACGAAACAACGCGCGGAGGTGATCATGACCAAGATGGATGGTGGCGGCGCTATGACGCTGCGCTTTCAGGATACCGACTTCGACGTGCTGGACCTGCACGGCCAGCCGTGGCTGAGGGGCCCGCAGATCGCGGGTGCCTTGGGCTACGGTGATGCGGGCAAGCGGGTGGCCGACCTGTACGCCCGCAACGCCGCCGAGTTCACCGCCGACATGACCCAGGTGCTGGAGCTGCCCACGGCCGGCGGCCGCCAGCCGGTGCGGGTGTTCAGCCTGCGCGGCGCGCACCTGCTGGGCATGCTGGCCCGCACGGCGGTGGCCGCCGCCTTCCGCCGCTGGGTGCTGGATGTGCTGGAGGGGCTGGAGCTGCCGCAGGCCCTGAAGCCGCTCAGCCACGCCACCCGGCTGGCCTACATGAAGGAGTGCCGGCTCATCGCCCGAGAGCTGAGCCAGCTGGGCGCCAGCGCGGCCCGGGCCTATGCCGAGCAGCTGCACGCCCAGTTGCGCCAGCTCAACCGCTGGGTGGGCCTGCCCACGCAGCCGCTGGACAAGCTGTGCCCGGTGCTGAAGCAGCTCCCGCTGGGAGACGGCGCGGCCTGACATGCCGCCACTGTGGCGCGGCCCCGCCCGCGCCGCCACTGACAACCCGCCCAGGAGACCACACGTGCCCAAGAGATACGCACTGCGGCGCCAGCACGCGCCCAATGTGTTTGAGGCCTTCCGCCAGGTGGTGATGCTGCAGGACGTGCACGCCCTGGCCGCGCGCATGGGGCTGCGCCCCGGCACGCTCTACAACAAGGCCGACGCGGGCGATGACTCGCACAACCAGCCCACGCTGCGCGATGTGATGCTGGTGACCGAGATCACCGGCGACACCCGCGTGCTCGAGGCCATGGCCGAGGCCTTCGGCCGCGCGCTGTTTGACGCCCAGGCCCACGCCAACACCAGCGACGAAGACCTGCTGGCCCTGCTGACGCGCATGGGCGCCGAGTCGGGCGAGTTCCACGCCGCGCTGGCGCGGGGGCTGGGTGAGCGGCACTTCACGCCCGCCGCGCTGGCGGCCGTGCGCGCCGAGGCGATGGACCTGGTGGCCGCGTTGATGACGCTGCTGCACCGGCTGGAGGGCTACGTTGATGCCGCCGAAGCCACCCGCTGACCCGCCGGCCACCCCACCGGCCCAGGCCCCGGCCCCGGCCGCGGATGCAGCCCCGGCCCCTGCCACGGGCACGGGCACGGGCACGGGCACGGGCAAGGCCAAGGGCACGCCCACGCCCGCGCTGCGGGTGGTGCCGCCGGCGCCGCTGCCCATTGAGCAGCGGCGGCTGCTGCACGGCATTCCGCCCGGGCATGTGCTGGGCGGGCCGGTGCTGGCGGCGCGGGTGGTGGCGTGCTTCGGGCCGGCGCTGCTGGCCATGCTGCGCAAGAAGGAGGCCGCCCATGCCGAAGCGCAACGCGCCCTGGCCCCCACCCTGGCCGCCGCGCCGGGCCCAGCCGCCCAGCCCGCAGCTGCCCCTGCCGCTGGAGCCCAGCGCCGCAGAGCTGCGCGCCGAGCTGCACCGCATCTGGCAGGGCCGGGCGTACTGGCGCCTGCGCTACCCCACGCTGCAGGCGCTGCTGGCCTGCCCCCGGCGCCGCCACCTGCTGACGGTGTGTGCCCGCCAGGCCTGGCGGGCCCGGCAGCGGGCGCAGCACCCGGGGCCGGGGCGGTAGCGCCCGCGGGGCAGGCCGGGCAGGGCGGGCAGGCCGGGCAGGCCGGGCCGGTGGCGCCGGATGGGCCGGTGCCGCCACCCGCGCCGGGCCCGGCCCGGGGCTGAGGTGGCCAGGGGTGCGGCCGGTGGTGTGGCCCGTGGTGCGTGCCTGGCTGGGCGCGCTGCTGTGGCTGGTGGTGTGGTTGGGCCTGGGCGCGGTGCTGGACACCGCGGGGCCCTTGCACAAGGGGGCTGGTGATGGACTTGTTGAAGCGGTACCTGACGGATGCGGAGCAGCGTGCGCTGCTGCAGGCGGCCCGGCGGTCGACTGACCCGCTGGCCCAGCGTGACCTGCTGTGGATGCGGCTGCTGATCGAGACGGGCGCGCGGGTGGCCGAGCTGGCCAGCTTCACCGCGGCGCAGGCCGAGGCGGCGCTGGCCACGGGCTGGCTGGCGGTGCGCGCCGCCCAGCGCAAGGCTGACGGCAAGGGCCGGCGCCGCGCGCACGAGTACCTGGTGACCGAGCCGGTGCGTGACTGCCTGCGCGGCCTGCTGGCCCTGCAGCGGCAGCACCCGGCGGGGCTGGACGCCACCGCGCCGGAGCCGCTGGTGTGGGGCCGCGGTGGCCAGGCGCTGAGCGTGCGCAGCTACCAGGCGCGCATGAAGCTGTGGGCCCGCGAGGCGGGGCTGGACGGGCGCATCAGCCCGCACTGGCTGCGGCACACGCGGGGCCGCAACATCGTGGCGCGCAGCCGGGCCAAGAACCCGCTGAAGGTGGTGCAGCTGGCGCTGGGGCATGCGTCGGTGGCCAGCTCGGGCGTGTACACGCAGATGGTGCGGCAGGAGTACGTGGACGCCCTGCACGCGGCCGCCGGCGGGCGCATGCGCAAGGCGGCGGCGCGCCGCGCGGCGGCGGCGGGGGATGCTGGCGCCGCTGTGGGGGCCGATGCGGGCACCGATGCGGGTGCCGGTGCCGGTGACGGTGCGGGTGCCGGCGCGGCCACAGCCGTGCGGGAAGGCGCGCCATGCTGAGCGAGCGGGACTACCTGGCGTCCCTGGTGGCGCTGTGGAACGTGGCGCAGGGCGACACGGGGCAGGCCGGGGTGTGCGCCCGTCTGCTGCTGGGGCTGTACAACGGCGCGCGCTTTCCGTTCGACCTGACGGACCTGCGCCGGCTGGACACGCCGCTGCTGCGCGCGGCGTTCGACGTGCTGGCGCGCGATGCCGCGTGCACGGGGCCCGAGGTGCACGAGGTGCTGAACAGCGCCTGCGGCCGGCGCGACTTCGGGCCGCGGCTGGAGCACATGGCGCACTTCTGGCGCCTGCGGGGCCGCTGCGCCCGCGAGGGGCTGAGCTGCCTGGGCGCCAGCCCGCTGCTGGTGCAGCTGCCGGGCCAGCCGGTGCTGGGTGCGCGGGCGGCGGTGGGCCCGGCGGTGGGGGCGGGGCGGTGAGCACGCCGTGCGCCGTGGCCATCACGCGGCGGCTGGCCGAGCACGGGGGCTGGCTGGGCCGCGGCGAGCTGGTCGCCGGCCTGGGCTGGCACGAGGCGGTGGTGGACGACGAGCTGGCCGAGCTGGTGATGGCGGGCACGCTGTTGTTCAACCCCCGGGGGCGGGAGTACCGGCTGGGCGGCACCTTGTGGGCGCGCCGGGCGATGCGCGAGCTGGTGCGCACGGGCGTGCGCCGCGCGGCGGTGATGGGCCCGGCCGCCGGCGGCGGGCAGGCGCATGTGGGCCTGGCCCAGCGCACGACGGCGCCGGACGGGACGGAGAGGCTGGTGATGGCGGAGCTGGAGGCGCCCTGTGGCGACCTGCCGGGCGCGCTGCGGCTGGCGGCGCTGGTGGACGCGTGGGCGCGGTGACGCGCCGCGCTGGATGGGAGCAGGAGCGATGCAGATCTTTGCCTTGGCGCCGCTGATGCGTGCGGCGCTGGACTTGCTGCTGGCGCGCCACCCGGCGCCGGTGGACGCGGCCGCGGTGGCCGCGGCGCTGGAGGTGCCGCACTGGGCGGCCGAGGCGGCGCTGGCCCGGCTGCAGGAGGCGGGCGATGTGCTGCCGGTGCCGGGCGGCTGGCGGCTGAGCTGCAGTGCGGAGGTGGCGCTGGCCTTGTCGCTGCCGGCCTGCCTGCGCGGGGCGGGGGGGCGGTGATGCAGGCCGCCCCCGCGCGCCGCGATGCGGTGTACCACTGCCAGGCCACGGGCTGCCAGCACGAGGTGCCGCGCAGCCACCTGATGTGCCCGGACCACTGGCGCATGGTGCCGGCGCACCTGCGCCGCGAGGTGTGGGCGGCCTGGCGCACGCTGTGCCGGCGGCCCAGCATGCACAGCTCGCGGGCCTACCAGGTGGTGCGGCGCGAGGCGGTGAACGCGGTGGAGGCGAAGTGCCTGCTGCGGCTGGCCCGCAGTGCGCAGGCCGCGCTGCCGCTGTTCTGACCCGAGGGCCCACCCGCCGAGAGCAACCCCGTGCGCCTGCAGGTGGCACCCCACGACCGCGCCGACCCCCCGATGACGACGAACCGCCCCTCTCTGGCCGATGAGATCAACGCGCGGGTGGACTGCGAGGACCTGGCGTACCGGCTGGGCCTGGAGCGGCCGGGGGACCGGGGCAATTTCAAGAGCCCGCACCATGCGGACAAGGCGCCGTCGCTGAGCACGTACAAGCGCGACGGCCGCAGCTTCTTCAAGGACTTCAGCCAGGACGTGGGCGGCGGGCCGGTGGACCTGTACATGCACGTGCAGGGCTGTGACTTCCGCGAGGCGGTGCGGGCGCTGGGGGAGATGTACCGCATCACCGTGGAGCTGCCGCGCGTGGCAGGCGAGCGGCGCGAGCGCACGAAGGTGGAGTGGATTGCCGACAACTGCCTGGCCAATGTGCGCGACGCGGGCAAGCGCCAGCAGCTGGTGGACTACCTGGTGGGCCGGGGCGTGGCGGAGCAGGCGGTGGCCCATGCGGTGGAGCAGGGCACGCTGGGGCTGAACGACTACGTGAACCCGAAGTTCGCGCCCGGGGAGGTGAACCACGGGGGGCCGGCGGTGGCCAGCATCGTGCGCACGCCGGACACGGGCACGGTGGTGGCGGTGGACATGCGCTACCTGGACGCCGAGGGCAATGGCGGGGTGAAGACGCAGAGCCAGGGCGAGAAGCTGGGCGCGCCGTGGTGCAGCGACTGGCGGCGCTTCCACACCGCGCGGCGGGTTTACGTGGTGGAGAGCGCGATCAATGCGCTGAGCGTGGACAGCTGCGCGCTGCCGCACACGGCGGCGGTGGCGGTGCGGGGCACGGGCAGCGTGGCGGGGATGGACTGGCGGCTGTTCATCGGCAAGCAGGTGGTGCTGGCCTTCGACAACGACGCGCCGCTGGAGCGGGGGCCGAAGGCGGGCTACTGCGCGGGGCTGATGGCGGCCTGGGCGGCGCACGAGGCGCTGATGGGCCTGGACGTGCCGGCGCTGATGGTGGACATGGAGGACTGGCTGGACGACGACGGCGAGCCGGTGAACGACGTGAACGACTACCTGCAGCTGCACGGGGCGGACCGGCTGGGCACGGCGCTGCAGAAGCTGGAGCAGTGGTTGATCCCGGGCATGCCGGGCAAGGAGCACCGGGGCAAGCCGCGGATCTGGCTGCCGTTCCATGACGCGCAGGTGTACTGGCGCTTCCGGGTGCGGCCGGACTTCACCAGCTACGTGGAGAAGTACGAGGCGGCGGCGGAGGACAGCGACGACGGCAAGGAGAAGCTGACGCTGGGCAATGTGTGCGGCTTCCGGGTGGCGGGGGTGAGTCGGGTGACGATTGCCAGCCCGACGAGCACGATGACGGGCGACAAGGACACGGCGCCGCACACGGTGTTTGCGGTGAGCGTGCAGGTGCCGCGCTACGGGACGAAGCTGCTGCGCCGGGTGGTGGCGGACGAGCAGCTGCACAACGTGGAGGTGTGGAAGAAGCTGGGGCCGGTGTTCTCGCCGCAGAGCTTCAGCCGGATGATCAACATCCTGGAGCGGGCGGCGGACATCGGGGCGCGCGATGCGGTGAACTTCGTGGGGCTGGCCTGGCGCAATGGGCGGCCGGTGGTGAACGAGGGGCCGGACTGCTTCTTCGTGGACCCGGCGCAGCAGTGCCCGTACAGCGCGCTGGTGTTTCCGGCGGGGCCGCGCAGCACGGCGCGGCAGGTGGTGGACGCGTACCAGGCGACGTTCCGCGAGAACGGGGTGCTGCAGCTGCTGGTGTGGGCGCTGGGGGCGCACCTGAAGGCGTTCCTGGGGTTCTGGCCGCACTTTGTGATGCAGGCGGACAAGGGCACGGGCAAGGACACGGTGATCAAGCGGCTGGAGCGCAGCATCGGGATGACGGTGTTCAGCCGGCAGAGCATGCAGACGGAGTTCCGCATGCTGACGAGCGTGAGCTACACGAGCCACCCGGTGGGCTGGGGCGAGCTGAGCGCGAACAAGCAGGACCTGATCACGAAGGCGCTGCACAACCTGCAGGAGGCCTACCAGTACAACCACACGCGGCGCGGGGCGGAGTTGAAGGACTTCCTGATCTGCGCGCCGGTGCTGCTGGCGGGCGAGGACGTGCCGGTGAGCACGCTGCAGGGCAAGGTGGTGCGCAACCACCTGGCGGCGGCCAACCGCGGGCCGCTGATGCCGGAGGACTTGCCGGTGTTCCCGGTGCGGCAGTGGCTGGAGTACCTGGCGGCGCTGCCGAAGGCGCGGGTGCTGGAGCTGCACGCGCGGGCGGTGGCCGAGATGCAGGTGAGCAGCGTGGGCGTGGACGAGGACACGGGGGCGCAGCGGATCCTGACGAACTACGCGGCGGTGCGGGCGGCCTGGGTGCTGCTGTGCGACTTTGCGGGGCTGGAGGTGGGGCAGGGCGGCTTTCTGCGCGACCTGACGGCGCAGATGAACGCGCACATCACGGAGACGAAGGGCGAGCGGCAGCCGTGGGTGTGGATCGTGGAGACGCTGCTGAGCGAGATCTCGCGCGGGACGTTCCGCTACCCGTTCGTGTTCGACGAGACGGCGGAGGAGGAGCCCTTCCTGGCGGTGCGGACGAGCCACGTGATGGACCACATCGCGCGGGAGCACAGCCTTCGGGACTTCTGGGACCAGCTGCCGATCAAGAGCGACCGGGTGTTCAAGCGGGCGCTGCAGACGGCGAATGTGCTGGCGGAGGACGACATCGAGCGCACCTGCAACGGCAGGCGCGTGGCGCACATGGTGGGCCTGAGCCTGCCGGCGCTGGAGCAGTACGGGCTGAGTGCGGCGCGCCCGGTGGACCCGAAGACGCCGACGACCTGAGACGCGAGGACGCAGACATGGACAAGCAGGCAACCCCCGCCCCGGCAGCAACGGCCGAGGACGACCCCGACGCGCCGGAGCGCGACGACGGCCCGCGCGACAGCACGCGGCTGAACTGGCTGGAGGCGCAGGGCCAGGTGCAGATCTACGAGTGGATCGCCGCGGAGCCGGGCGGCGCCAGCACCTACGAGCTGGAGGACGTGGACGGCACGACGATCGGGCAGGGGCCGGACCTGCGGGCGGCGATTGACGATGCGATGGGGGTGCGCTGAGATGGCCGGGGCGAAGGTGGACAGCCCGGCAGTGAGCAAGCCGGTGAAGCTGGAGCTGAACAACAGCGGGGCCTGGAAGACGGTGGCGCGCTTCGACGCTGCGGACGAGCAGCAGGCGGACCCGGCGATGCAGGCGGCCGAGCTGCTGCAGCGGGTGAACCCGCGCCAGGCCTGGCGCATTGCCACGGACGAGCCGCTGCCGCTGGTGCTGATGCGCCTGTGCGACGCGGCGACGGGCTGGGAGCCTGCCAGATGACCGCCCGGCGCAGGTACTGGACGCCGGCCGAGGTGGAGCAGCTGCGCCGCCGCTATGCGGACGAGCCGACAGACGCGATCGCGCAGGCGCTGGGCCGCCAGCTGCGGCATGTGCATGCGAAGGCGGTGACGCTGGGGCTGAAGAAGACGCACGAGGCGAAGTCGGCCGCTAGCCGCAAGGCGATGGCGGACCCGGGGCACGGTGGCCGGCGCAGCCAGTTCCAGCCCGGGCAGGTGCCCTGGAACACGGGGACGAAGGGGAAGGCGGGGCAGCACGAGAACTCGCGGGCGACGCAGTTCAAGCCGGGCGCCAGGCCGGTGACCTGGGTGCCGGTGGGCAGCTACCGGATCGACCCGGACGGCTGCCTGCAGGTGAAGTACTCGGACGAGCCGGGCAGCCCGACCAGGCGCTGGATGGGGGTGCACCGGGCGGTGTGGGAGGCGGCGCACGGTCCGGTGCCTGCGGGGCACGTGGTGGTGTTCAAGCCGGGGCGGTTCACGACGCAGCTCGAGGAGATCACGCTGGACGCGGTGGAGCTGGTGTCGCGGGCTGAGCTGATGGGGCGCAACAGCATCCACCAGATGCATCCGCAGCTGGCGGAGGTGTCGCGGCTGCGGGGGACGCTGAAGCGGGCGATCAACCAACGGGCGAAGGTGACGGAGGCGGCATGAACGAGGGCGAGCGCAAGACGATCGACGACCTGCGGGCCACGCTGTTCGCGACGCTGGAGGGCGTGCGCAACGGCACGGTGGACCTGGACCGGGCTCGGACGATCAACGAGATCGGCAAGACGATCATCGACACGGCCAAGGTGGAGGTGGACTACCTGCGGGTGACGGACGGCGGGGAGAGCGAGTTCCTGAGCAGCGCGATCGGCGCGGCGAACCTGCCGCCAGGGCTGCCACCCGCCGGCGCGCAGGACGGGCCGCGCAACGGGATCACCGGGATCGTGCGGCACCGGATGCGGGGGTGACCATGGCGGACAAGCTGAAGCGCGGGATCGCGACGGTGGAGGACCTGCGGGCGCGGGCCGTGCTGGACCCGGTGACGCTGTGCTGGCACTTCCAGGGGTCGACGGTGCAGGGGCATCCGCGGATCTGGACGCTGGACCTGGATGCGATGGAGAAGCGGGTGTTGTCGGGGCCGCGGGCGGTGTGGTTCATCGCGCACGGCACGCCGCTGCACGGGCTGGTGGCCTACATGGGCTGCTGGACGGCGGACTGTGTGTGCCCGGTGCATGTGCGCCGGGGCACGCGGGCGCAGATGAATGCGGCGGTGGCGCGGGCGGGGCTGCTGCCCGACCGCACGGGCAACGAGGTGATCGTGGCGGCGGCGGCGCGGGCGCGCGAGGCGGCCGGCCATGTGGACACGCCGGTGGAGGTGGTGCGGGCGGTGCGGCAGGCGGCGGGCACGGCGTCGGGCCGGGAGCTGGCCCGGCGCTTCGGGCTGAGCGAGACGGTGGCGCAGCGGATCCTGCGGGGGCAGAACTTCAAGCAGGTGGCGGCCTGATGCGCACACTGGGCATGGGGCAGGCCTGGGCGTGGTGACGCCGGGGTTGGGCGATGCGCAGGCAGGCGCGTTGGGGCATGCTGCACCAGGCTGCGGGTGACGCCCGCGGGGGCCGTAGGGCGCTGCTGCAGGGGTTGCCCGCGGGTGCACCCGATGGGGGGATGGGCCCCCTCCAACGGGTGCCTGACAGCTCTTACAGGACGGCGGCGCCGCCCCGTGGCTGCGGGGATGGGGCGGGCCGGACGCGGCTTCTAGACTGGGCTGAAACAGGCCGGCCGACGCAGGCGGGCCGCTTCAGTTGGACGTCAACGGGAGACTGCGCCATGCCGAAGATGCTGCCGCCACCGGCCGAGCTGGAAAGCCCGTTCATGGAGGAACTGGACGCGACGTTGACCACGTCGGCCCTGGGGATGCAGGCGCTGATGGCGCTGATGGCCGTGGCACCGGCGGACCACCAGGTGGGCACGCGGGCGCTGCATGCGCTGATGCTGGGGGTGGCGGACCAGTTGGGGCAGGCGGCGGGGGTGATGGGGGCGCTTCGGTCTGCGGGCGGGGTTCCGCGCGCGTCCTGACTGGACGCCAGGAGGCTGTCGCGGCCGTCCGGGCAGCCACCGATCCGCGGCAAGTGTCTTGTCCGGCAGTGCCGGATGGCTGGCCATCGTCAGCCCAACGGATGACTGGCTCATGCTGCGGATCGATGCTTTCCTCTCCGATCACCTGAAGGGGGAAGCCATGATCCGACTGTCTGCCGTTGTGTTCTCAGTTGCAGCGCTGGCGCTGCAGGGTTGCACCAGCCTGCCATCGGTCATCCGGGCGTCGAGCCAGATCCCGATCACCGTCCACAACAGCGGCAAGGAGTTGGCCGAGTCCGGAGCGGTCTACCTGTGGCCACCGCACTCCAGCGCGGCGATCGTTGATGGCAAGGGGAATCGGTGCATCCTGGCGGCGAGTGGGGCGCGCACGGTCGACGCGAGTTCGGAGGCGGCGCTGAAGATTGGAAAGGCGCTGGAGAAGATCGAGGGACTGGATGCCTCGATCAAGACCAAGCTGGTGGAGTCGTTCACCAAGATCTCCGCAGCGGACAACCACGCTGCGTTCGCAGACATTGCGTTGTTTCATCTTTGCATGCTGGACCAGAACGGGACCTTCCAAGCCGGTGATTCGGGCAAGTCGAAGATGATCATGGATGCCTATCTGAAGACGGTGGAGTTCGCCAAGTCGCTTCCCTGACGAGGTGCCATCGAGGACGCGGGGGCTTTGAGGGCCTCGAAGACTCTAGGTCCGGCGCGCCCCCCTGCACCTGTCCGACGCTGCAGGCGATGCTGCGGGCACGATGCGCAAGGACTGGTCGAAGCAACTGGACGAGGTGACGTTCCGGTGCGGTGTGTGCCGGCACACGTGGTCGGCCGCGCCTGACCTGGTGGAGGCGGACGAGGACGCGCTGCACCACCCGCATGCCTACTTCGCGACGTGCCCGGTGTGCGAGGCGCGGCACCAGCCGCAGTCGCCGTGGGAGCGGGCGCTGCTGAAGGCGCACCAGCAGGCGACGGGGCCGCGCACGGCGGACGGGCTGGCGGCGACGGCGGGCAACCTGGCGGGGCACCCGACGCCGGAGGAGGCGCTGCGCACGCGCTTCAACGGGATGAAGCACGGGCTGTCGGCGCGCACGGCGACGTACTTTCCGGCCAAGCCGGACCGCTATGCGTTCTGCAGCAGCTGCGATGTTGACCGGCACTGGTGCGGGGAGCAGCCGGCGTGCGTGAAGCAGACGGAGCTGTTCATGCTGCACCACGCGGCGTTCGAGCAGCGCAACCCGAAGGTGCTGGGGCGCGTGCACGCGGACCTGCACGCGGCGCTGGTGGCGAGCCTGCAGATGTGCCTGCAGGCGGTGCTGGGGCAGGGGGTGGTGATCGCGACGCCGAAGGTGGTGCTGGACAAGGACGGCAATTCGGTGACGCTGACCTACACGGACGCGCACGGGGACGTGCACAACGTGCTGGAGCTGGCGGCGCACCCGGCGTTCAAGCCGATTGCGGACCTGGTGACGCGGCTGGGGCTGAGCCTGGGCGACCTGGGCATGACGGTGAAGGCGGCCGAGGACGAGGGCGCGGAGCTGCGCGGGCGCCTGGGGCTGACGCCGCAGGCGAGCGAGACGCTGGACCGCTTTGCGGACCGGATGGCGGCGGCGCTGGACAAGGTGCCGGGGCTGTTGCGTGACGCGGCGGCGGATTCGGCCCAGGACCCGGTGCTGCTGGCGCATGAGGCTGCGACGGGCGCGCGGGCTGTGGTGGGCCAGGGGGGCAAGCGATGAGGGTGTGCGCTGCCGACCGGGTGAAGGCCGCGAGCGTGGCGGAGGCGGAGATCCTGCGCTTTGCGCGGCCGGACCCGCGCACGGGGCTGCGGCCGCATGTGCTGTGGCACAAGCACGTGCACAACGTGGAGCTGGACCCGATCCAGGCGCTGAAGATGCTGGAGATGGACCGGCACCGGAACACGGTGGACTTCAGCTGCCGGCGCACGGGGAAGACGTCGGTCAAGGAGATGTTCAACCTGGAGCGGCTGGCGACGGAGCCGTTCCAGGAGTGCGGGATCGTGGCGCCGCGGCTGCAGCAGAGCCAGAACAACCTGGACTACATGATCGAGGCGATCCGGCGCAGCCCGATGCTGAGCGCCTACGTGGCCTACAAGCAGGGCCGGCCGCAGTTGCGGGACACGGGCTTCGAGCTGGAGAACCACAGCAAGGCGAGCGCGTACGGGATCATGAGCCAGATCGACGGGGACTCGATCACGATCGCGAGCCTGGAGGAGACGGACGACATGCCGCAGGAGCGGCTGATGAGCCGCTTCCTGCCGATGCTGGGGGCGGCGCGCCGGCTGGGGGTGGATGCGGGGACGGCGAAGTTCGTGCCGGAGATCCGGATCAGCGGGGTGTTCAAGGGCGCGGGGGTGCTGCAGAGCCTGATCGCGACGGGCGAGTACCGGCCGCTGACGACGGTGGACATCCACCTGGGGCTGCGGCTGGGCATCCTGGACCCGGCGTGGGCGGAGAGCATGCGGGTGCAGCTGCCGGCGGATGAGTACATCCGGCAGTTCCTGTGCCGGAACATCCAGGCGCGCAACTGGATCTGGGAAGAGCACATCCGCCGGGCGATGGCGGTGGGGCTGGAGGCGGGGCTGCAGCGGGCCGGGCCGGTGCCGGGGGAGCGCTACAAGCGCCGGGGGCTGGTGGCCTTTGGCTACGACCACACGGGCCACGGCGAGGCGCCGGCGGCGAGCAAGAGCGCGCTGGTGGTGGCGGAGGTGCTGGGCAACTGGGTGACGTTCCCCTACGTGCGGTTGTGGGCGCCGGGGGTGAGCGACCAGGCGCTGAGGCGTGACCTGGTGGCGCTGTGGGACTACTTCCGGCCGGACTATGCGATCGGCGATGCCTACGGGGTGGGGATGCTGACGGCGGTGAACGACGACTTGTTCCGCAAGGGGCTGACGCACGTGAACCGCGAGACGGTGGGCGACGGGCAGAGCACGGCGACGAGCTGGGCGCAGTGGGCGTTTGCGCCGATGCGGTTTGAGGGGATGGTGAAGCACGTGATGGCCAGCGCGGTGCGCGAGGCGTTCCACCACGGGCGGGCGGCGATGCCCTATGTGGACACGGGCTGGGAGCTGGAGAGCGATGACTGGCTGGCGATGGTGCGGCAGCTGGGGAACATGAAGGCGGTGCCGACGCGGGCGAGCTACAGCAGCTTCCAGATGGCGGACCAGAAGGTGGGCGACGACTTGTTCGACGCGACGTGCGCGGCGGTGTACGCGCTGCTGACGCGGGGGCTGGAGGACGCGCCGGCGGTGGTGGCTGCGCGCCGCGTGAGCCGGGCGGACTTGCTTGGCCTGGGCGGTGCCGGCCTGCCGGCGCTGGCGCGCTGACTTGGATGGAGGTGGCCATGGGCTACTTGAGGACCCTGGCGGCGGCGGGCGGTGACTTGATGCGCGTGGCGCTGGCGCCGCTGTTCCAGCGGCCGGCGGCGGAGCGGGGGCACCGGGTGCCGGCGGATGTGGCGCTGGCGCGGTGGTACCGGCAGTTCGCGATCAGCACGGAGGTGCGCGACAAGATCCTGCTGCTGCGGGAGATGGAGGCGCGCGACGGGCGGGTGAAGTCGATCCACGGGCGGATCTGCCGCGACACGGTGCGCGGGGGGCTGGTGATGCAGTTCACCGAGTCGGCGAGCAGCGAGACGCTGCGGCGGCAGTGGCTGGGCTTTGAGCAGCGGCTGGCGCTGAACCGGGTGCAGAAGCTGCGCAGCGATGCGCGCGGGCTGGTGGCGGAGGGCAATCTGCCGCTGCAGCTGGTGCTGGACGATGGCAAGCGGGTGGCCGCGGCGGTGCGGATGCCGGCGGAGACGATGGTGCCGCTGGTGGACCACAGCGGGCGTTTCGCGGACCCGGCGCGGGCCTATGAGCAGCGCGATGTGCTGACGGGGGAGGTGATTGCCACGTTCGCGGCGTGGCAGCTGCAGCTGGCGCGGTTTGACCCGCTGAGCTTCGACGACATGGGGGAGATGGGCCGGCCGTTCCTGGACGCGTGCTGCGAGACGTGGCGCAAGCTGGTGATGACGGAGGAGGACCTGGTGATCCGCAGGCGGCAGCGGGCGCCGCTGCGGCTGAGCCATGTGCTGGAGGGGGCGACGCCGGAGGAGCTGGAGGCGTACCGCAGGACGGTGGAGGGGGAGAAGGGCGAGATCGCGACGGACTTCTACAGCAACCGCAAGGGGGCTGTGACGGCGGTGCAGGGCGACGCGAAGCTGGCGGACATCGAGGACGTGGTGCACTTGCTGGACAGCTTCTTCGCGGGGACGCCGGCGCCGAAGGGGCTGTTCGGCTACGTGAACGGGCTGGCGCGCGATGTGCTGGAGGACTTGAAGCGGGACTACTACGACGAGATCGACCACGTGCAGGACACGCTGGCGTTCGAGTACGAGGCGGCGTTCCGGATCCACTTGCTGTTGCAGGGCATCGTGGCGGGGCCGGAGGAGTTCAATCTGCGCTTCAGCGAGCGGCGCACGGAGACGCCGAACCAGGTGGCGGACCTGGCGTTGAAGCTGATGGCGCTGGGCCTGCCGCCGCCGCTGGTGTGGGCGGAGATGGGCTACGACCCGGCGCAGGTGCTGGCGGCGGTGCAGGCCTGGGGTGAGCGCAGCGACCCGTACCCGCCGGCGGGCGGTGCGCCGGGCGTGCCGGGTGCGCCGGGGCAGGCCGGGGCGGCGCCGCGGGTGAGCGTGACGCCGGGCAATGCGCCGAAGGGCGGCAGTGCGACGAGCATCAGCGTGCCGGGCAGCAACGGCGGCCGCGGCCGGGGCGGCTGATGGCGGACCGCCAGGGCGCGGCGATCCGCCGGGCGAGCCAGCAGGCGCGCAATGCGATGCAGCGGCTGGACGAGGCGACGCAGGCGGGGCTGGCGCGGATCTACGGCGAGGCGGCGGCCGAGGTGCGCGCGGCGATTGCCGCGGCGGCGGTGGACGGGGCGCATGTGCGGCTGGAGCAGCTGCGCGGGCTGCTGGCGCGGATCGACGAGGTGCTGGCGGCGTTGGCCGGCGCGCGCGACGGTGTGCTGGACGAGGCGCTGCGCCAGGCCGCAGAGCTGGGCGTGCGGCCGCTGACGGCGGGCGGGCTGGCGGCGACGGGCCGCGAGGTGGCGGCGGTGCTGGACGGCGCGGCGGCGCTGCGCGCGGTGGACGAGGCGGTGCTGTTGGTGCAGCAGCTGCGTGCGGCGGACGGCCTGGTGCTGAGCGACCGGCTGTGGCGGGTGGACCGCGGCGCGCGGGAGGCGGTGCAGCGCACGGTGGAGCAGGCGGTGGTGCAGGGCTGGGGCGCGGACAAGGCGGCGCAGGCCTTCTTGCTGCGCGGGCAGGCGGTGCCGGAGGCCACTGCGCAGGCGCAGCAGGCGGCGGCGGTGGGCAAGGTGCTGCGTGGTGCGGACCACCTGGTGGACCCGAACACCGGCGCGCTGGCCAGCGTGCTGCGGGTGGCGCGCACGGAGCTGAACCGCGCGCACGGCGAGGCCTACATGGCGGGCGCTGGCCGGGCGCCGGGGGGGGTGGGCTTCCGCTTTCTGCTGAGCCCGCGGCACCCGCGGCCGGACATCTGTGACCTGTACGCGCGGCAGAACCTGCACGGGCTGGGCCCGGGCGTGTACCCGGACCGGCAGAGCTGCCCGTGGCCGGCGCACCCGAACACGCTGAGCTTTGTGGTGGCGGTGTTCGGCGACGAGGTGGGCGACGCCGAGCGGGCGGGCCGGGAGTCGACCATGGAGGCGCTGGCCAGGCTGGCGCCGGAGCTGCGCGCCGGGGTGCTGGGGCCGACGAAGGCAGGCTACTTCGACCAGGGGCTGCTGGCGCGCGGGATGGTGCGCAGCCGGGTGCGCGATGTGCGCGCCCGCCTGGTGCGCCAGGGGCGCGTCGCGCCGCTGGGCTGAGCGCGGCGCGGCGGCGCGCCGCTGCTGCGGGCGCCGGCGGTGCTGGCGCTGTTGGCGCTGTTGCGGCGCTCCCCGCACCCCTCGATCTGGAGGCTGCGCGGCCGGGCGGATGGGCCTGGCAGGGCAGGGGCGCGTGCGTGCAACGGGCTTGAACGGTGGCACGGGCAGGCGCGCAAAAACCCGTGGATGGGCCGTTGCGAAAACGCTAAGTGGTTGATCGACTAAGGCGATCCGCCCCGGATTGGGGGTGCGATTTCCACAGGTCGGGCGGCGTTTTCCACGGGTCGGGCTTCGGGCTCCACATGGGGGCTTTCGGCCACCGCTGTGCCTTCTCTTCTCTATCTCTTTGTTTTGAAAGAAGAAAGAGGAAGAGAGGGGCAGGAAAAGGGGGGAAGGGGGATCCACAGGTCGCACAAACGGTAACAAGGTGTATCCACGGGTTGGAACCCCCATCCACGGGTTTTCCGTGGATGGGCGTGGAAGCTAAGCGCTTGTCACGACTGCGTTTTCTGGCCCACGGGTTGGTCATCCACGGATCCACGCGAAAAATGCCCCTGTACCCCCCAGCGAGGCCTTTGCCGTGCCGATTTCGACCGACGAGCAAGCGATCGAGGCGTTCCTGCTGCACCTGGAGGCGTCGCGCGGGCGGCGGCCGCGCACGCTGGAGGCCTACCGGCTGGCGCTGCTGCGGCTGCGGGAGTTCCTGGGCGGGGAGAAGCGGCTGTGGGAGGCGCAGGCGGTGGAGCTGGAGGCGTTCAGCGGGATCTGGCTGCACAAGCGCGGGGTGGTGGCGCGCAGCCGCAAGCCGTATGTGAGCGCGCTGAAGGGCTTCTTCGCCTGGGCCGGCGGCGCCGGGCTGTGCAAGGCCGGCGCGGCGGCGCAGCTGCTGCACCCGAAGGTGGGCAAGCCGCTGCCGCACTCGCTGAGCCTGGCCAGCGCGGAGAAGCTGATGTGGGCGCCGGACCTGAACACGTTCACCGGGGTGCGCGACGCGGCGATGCTGGCACTGCTGATGGGCTGCGGCCTGCGGGTGAGCGGCCTGGTGGGCATGGACGAGGGCGACCTGCGCAACGCGCAGATCGAGGGGCAGACGCGCCTGGTGGCCCGGGTGGTGGAGAAGGGCCAGAAGGAGCGGATGCTGCCGGTGCCCCGCGAGGCGGAGATGCTGCTGCGGGTCTACCTGGACCACGAGGCGCTGAAGGCGCTGGACCGCAACGTGCTGGACGCGAAGGGCCAGCCGGACAAGGTGCTGTGGGTGGCGACAGTCAACAGCAAGGTGCCGGCGCACGAGCGGCGGGGCAATCACCTGCGGATTTCGCGCCAGGCGGTGTGGCGAATGATCCAGCGCTATGGCGAGCAGGTGGGCGTGCCGGCCGAGGAGCGGCACCCGCACGCGTTCAGGCACCTGTTCGGCGTGGAGCTGGCCGAGGACGAGGTCGACCTGGTCACGCGGCAGGACCTGCTGGGGCACAGCGACCCGAAGTCGACGGCGATCTATTCGGCGATGAGCATGCGCCGGCGCACCAAGGTGATGGACCGCAGCGGGCCGCTGTCGAAGGTGCGCACGCCGGTGTCCGAGATCCTGAAGCGGATGTAGGCCGGCCAGGTCGGCATGGACCCATCCCCAACCGGCCCAGCCACACAACCCCTACTGGGTGGCTGGGCGACTCTGGTCCTAAACAAGGAGAGACAGGTGCTTAGGAACGATTCCGGACCCCTCCCAAACTCTGTTACAAAGTCGGCTAAGTCATCTAGGGCACACAAACACCCCCCAACCAGTGGACTGCGCATGTCTACGGAATGCGCAGTGGGGGTGCCGGGCTCTCCTGGGACGGGAGGGCGCCATGGCCGCTGAACTGCGCAGTGCTTCGGCTGCAGCGCTGACCCTTGACCTGTGGCCGGAGCTTCCCGGGCCCCCGCCGCGCCCCGCCAGCACCCGGGTGGGGGCTCGGCAGACCCGCCCCGCCCCGCCCGCCGGGGGAGGTGGGTACCTGAACGGATGCACGCCTTCAGGACTTCGGCAGGACGCGCGCCTTCGCGAGCTCGCCGAGATCGGCCTGTCGGCGACCTGGCTGTCCGTGGCGCAGCTGCTGGGCTACGACGCCTTCGTCGCGATGTGGCGGCTGCTGTCGTCGGACCCGGCGCTGCGCAACGACGACGACCAGATCGAGCTGCGCCTGCGGCCGTTCCGGGCCTACGAGCGCTACCAGCGCAACCGCTACATCGCCACCCTGGTGCAGGCCGGCATCAAGCCCAGCGAGATCCACACCATGGTGCGGCAGGACTTGGGCGAGCACCTGAGCTACCGGCACATCAAGCGCCTGGCCGCCGCCGGGCGTGCACAGGCGCGCGCGCCCGCGGCCGCCGCGCGCGGCATGGATGAATCCAGGGCCTCGGCTCATGAAGTGCGGACGCCGGGCGTTGGTAGAGTGCGGCCATGAAGCGGGCGGTGATCTACGCACGCGTGAGCAGCGAGAACCAGGCCGAAGAGGGTCTGTCGGTCGACAGCCAGATCGAGGCCTGCAAGCGCAAGGCGGCCGAATTGGGGGCCACGGTGCTGAAGGTGTACCGGGACGACGGCGTCTCGGGCACCACGGACGCCCGGCCCGGGTTCCGGGCGGCGATCGCGCACTGCAAGATCGCCGAGCCCGAGCTGCTGATCGTGTGGTCCAGCAGCCGCTTCGCGCGCAACCAGCGGGACGCCATCGTCTACAAGGACGCGCTGGCGGCCACTGGGACGCGCCTGGTCTATGCCAGCCAGGGCATCGACCTGTGGACAGACGAGGGCTGGCTCACCGACAGCGTGCAGCAGATCTTCGACGAGGCCTACGCGCGGCAGGTGTCGAAGGACACGCGGCGATCCATGATCAGCGCGGCATCGGGGGGCTTCTTCATGGGCGGACGGGTGCCCTTCGGTTACCAGGCGGTGCTGGCCCCGGACGGCAAGCGGCGGCGCCTGGCGCCGCACCCCATAGAAGCGATCGCCCTGCAGGGCATGTTCCAGCAGAGCCTGCGCGGTGTGGGGGCGTACGGGATTGCCGTGGCGATGAACGCAGAAGGCTTGACGCTGCGAGGCCGGCCCTGGACCAAGGGCGCGGTGCTGAACATCTTGAGAAGCGAGGTCTACATGGGCGAGGTCATCTTCGGCCGCTTCGATCGCAAGCGGCGCCGGCGGCAGCCGGAAGAGAACTGGGTGCGGGTGCAGGCGCACGAGCCGCTGATCGAGCGCCAGGTGTTCGACCAGGTGCGACGCGGCCTGGCTGCGCGCGCGCCAACCGAAGGCCGCGCACCGTTCAACGCGGACCACGTCTTCGCCGGGATGATGCGCTGCGGGCTGTGCCAGTCGTCGCTGATGGTGGCCACGGGCACCGGGCGCAACGGCACCGTCTACAGCTACTACGCCTGCCGGGGCGACCTGCAGGGCCGCAAGTGCGACTTCAAGCGGCTGCCGGCCGACCGCTTCGACGAGTGGATGATGGGCGAGCTGATGCGGCGCGTGTTCACCGAGGAGAACCTGCGCACGGTCATCAAGGACCTGGACACGGCCGCCGGCGACTGGGTGAAGGAACGCGCGAGGCGGCGCACGGCGCTGGTGATGGAGCTTCGCAGCCTGGAAGGCCGCCGGGCCAAGCTGTTCGAGATCCTCGAGACCTACGGCAAGGACGCGCCGGACATCGAATCGATCGGCCCGCGCCTGCGGGAGCTGAACGACCAGCTGCAGCGCCTGGAGCTGGCGCTGGTGCGCATCGAGGACGAGGAGGGGCCGAAGCTGGGGCCGCTGACCACCTCACCGGCGGAGGCGGCGGCCGTGATGCGGCAGCTGGTGCTGGATTGCCGGGAGCCAAAGGCCCTGCGGGCCTTCGTGGCATCGATCGTGCTGGGGATCGTCGTCGACCTGACGGAAGTCCGCGTGGACTACAGCGCGGAATGTCTGGTGAGAGAGGGTGCCATGGTGGTTCATAGCACCCGAGATTGGCTCCCCGACCTGGGCTCGAACCAGGGACCTACGGATTAACAGTCCGGCGCTCTACCGACTGAGCTATCGGGGAATTGTTCGGTACGGCGATGGGTGACGGTGCAGGGCACGCGACCGTGATCGCTTCGATTTGGCTCCCCGACCTGGGCTCGAACCAGGGACCTACGGATTAACAGTCCGGCGCTCTACCGACTGAGCTATCGGGGAATCGAAGCTAGCACTATAGCATGCTTCTATCGGCCTGCGTCACATCGCGATCTGCACGGACGCGTGCCAGGTGCGCGGGGCCAGCGGGTAGAGGTAGGCGTGGTCGTACTGGTAGGGTGCTTCCTTCCAGGCGCGGCGGTCGGTGGCGTTGTCCACGCCCAGGCGCCAGACCAGGCTCTGGCCGCTCATCCTGTGCGCATAGCGCAGGCCCAGGTCCAGCCGGGTCCAGCCCGGGGTGGCGATGCTGTTGTCGGGCAGCACCATGCGCTCGCCCTCGTGCGTCAGGAAGCCCAGCAGGGCCAGGCCGGGCACGCTGGCCAGGTTGTAGGCGGCCTGCAGCTTGAGGCTGGCGGCGGGCACGTTGGTCGGGCGCAGGCCGTTCAGGCTGGCGTCGGCCGAGCCCTCGCGCCGGGCGTGCAGGGCCATCGCGCTGCCGCGCAGGTTCAGCGGCCCGGCGCGCCAGTCGGCCTCGGCCTCCAGGCCGCGGTGGCGGGCCTCGCCGTCTTCCAGGCGGGTGCAGCTGTTGGTGCTGCTGTCGCAGGCGCCCACGTCGCGCCAGGCCGGGCGGCGGATGTCGAAGGCGGCCACGCGCCAGTCCAGCGTGTCGCCCGCCTGCTTGTAGCCGGCCTCGATCTGGCGGCTCTTCAGCGCGGGCAGGGCCTGGCCGGCGTTGGTGTAGCGGTTGCGGTTGGGCGCCACCTCCGATTCGACGCCCTGGCCCCAGCTGACATAGGCCTGGCCCTGCGCCGTCAGCATGTGGCTCAGCGCCAGCCAGGGCGTGGTCACCGACTGGTCGTAGGCGGTGGCGCGCGAGCCGTCGGTGCGCACGCTCTCGCGGTGCAGGCGGCTGTGGCGCAGGCCGGCCCACAGGCTCCAGCGCGGCGCCAGGGTGATGGCGTCCTGCAGGTGCAGCTCGGTGCTGCGCTCGTCGCGCTGGGTGTTCTCGTCGGTCAGGCTGGGGTCGGCAGGCAGCACGCTCAGGCCGTCGATGGTGCCGGTGCCCACCCCGTTGTAGGCCTGGCGGTTGAAGCGGGCCTGGTAGCGCGTGGCCAGCACGCCGGCGCGGTAGCGGTGGTCCAGGCCGGCCAGCGTGGCGCGGCCCTGCACGCTGGCGTCCAGCGCGTCGCTGGTGCGGCGCTCGCCCTCGCTGCGGAAGTCGTAGAGGTCGAAGCTGCCGTCGGCGCAGTAGCGGCTGTAGTCGTTGGCCGCGCTGCAGCCGAAGGGGAAGGCGATGCGGTCGTCGCTGGCCAGGCGCTGGCGCATGGCATGCACCACCAGCTGGGTGTCGCGGGCCAGGTCCTGGGTGTAGCGCAGCGAGCCGGTGCGCCCGGCCATCACCACCGGCAGGCTCCAGGGCTGGTTGTTCAGGTTGATGCGCGGGTCGATGGCCTTGGCGTCGGGCAGGCGGCTGCCCAGCAGGCTGAAGCCGGGGGTGCTGGGCTGGCTCTGGCGGCTCCATTCGAACTCGGCCTCCAGCAGGCTGCCGGCGGCGGGCTGCCAGTCCACCGCGGCGGCGGCCAGCCGGCGCTGGCCGCGCGAGGCGAAGGTCTGCGGCTCCAGGTGCTCGGCCGCGGCGTTGACGCGCCAGCCGAAGGCGCCGCTGCGCCGGCCCACGTCCACCGCGGCGCCCAGGGCGCCGCCCTGGTCCCAGCTGAGCGTGCCGGTGGCCACCTGCTCACGCGGGCGCTTGAGCACCAGGTTGACCAGGCCGCCGGGCGCGCTGGTGCCGGCCTGCAGGCCGCTGGTGCCCTTGAGGATCTCCAGCGCCTGCTTGTTGGCCGCGGGCAGCACGGTCTCGGCGTTGATCGTCAGGCCGTCGCGGCGGTAGTTGAAGCGGTTGTCAAGCGTGAAGCCGCGCACGGCCAGCTGGCCCCAGTAGCCGGGGGCGTTGTAGGCGTCGGTGGTGCCGGCGTCCAGGCGGGTGAGGTCGCCGATGGTGGCGATGCCGGCATCGGCCAGCTGGCCGTTGCCGATCACCGTGGCCGAGAACGGCGCGCGCGACAGCGGCACGTCGCCGAAGCCGGCGACGCCGACCGGCTGCTGCGCGCTGCGGCCGCTGACGGTGACGGTTTGGGCGGCGTCCTGGGCCTGGGCGGCCAGGCTGGCGCCCAGCAGCAGCGCGGCCCGGGCCAGCGCGTGCGGACGGAAGCTTGGACGGAAGGGCGTACGGAAGGTACGGGCGTGCGGAATCGATGCCATCGTGTGCTCTCAAGGCGATGGCAGGTGGACAGACACTGGGGAGGCGGCGCGTGCGGACCACGCGGGGCGGTCGCCGGGCACCGGTTCATCAGGCTGCTTCCCTGCGCGAGGATTACCTCGGGCCGACTAAGTAAACACTTGTCGGACCTCGCCGCTCGCCCTCTTGCAAGGGTCCGCGGCAACCAGGTTCAAAGGGACTTTCTCAGTCGGGCCGAAGCCCAACACCCCTAGCGAACGCCGCGGGAGCTTGTGGCTCCCGTGACGGCCGGCAGTGTAGCGCGGGCAAGAAAAAGCCCGCCAGGTGGCGGGCTGTGGTGAGCGGGCTGCAGCTACAGCGCCTTCGGCGGTGGCTTGATCCTGGCCGGACCCGGCTCGGGCTGGTAGCCGCCGGTGGTGATCGGCTTGCTGAGGATGCGCAACCATCCCTTGCCGATCAGGGTCTGCCGGTAGGAGTTGACTGCGACGGCCTCCGCCTCCTGCGCCACCTGGTCGCCGGCAGCAATGACTTCGCCGTCGTCGGTGATGATGGCCAGGCGGGCGCGTCGGCCGTCGACGGTGACGATCAGGCCCTCGTGGCTGACTGCGCTGATCACGACGCCGGGGATGGCGCCGGTCGGTTGGGTACCGATCATTGGGTTGCTCCTGCGCGCAGCTGCTTGGCCGCGATGTGCATGCGGTTAATCTCGCGCTCGCTCCACTCGGCGGCGGTCATGGCGGTGGTCTGGTCGACCAGCTCGGCAAGCAGGTCCATAACCACCACGCCGCGGCGCGCGATGGCCAGGTCGGGGCCGTCGAAGAGCACACGGCCGGTGCGGCTGTAGCGCTCGACCAGGCGTGTGGCCACCTCAAGCTGCTCGTCCATCTCGGGCTGGCCGGTGGCCAGCAGCTGGGCGGCCTTCCACCAACACAGCACGCTGCTGGTGTAGTCCCACACCATCGAGGCCTCGGCTTGGCCTGTGGCGATCGCGTCCAAGTTCTGGATGTGGGCCAGGCCCAGGTCGCGCAGCTGGTCGGTGCGCAGGCGCGGTCGGAAGGCCCGCGGCATGCGGTCCAGCAGCAGCTGCCTGCGGGCGGATTGGGCGGCCTGCCTGGCCGCGAAGCGGTGGGGGTGCTTGGCCATGGTCAGAACGGAATCACGTCGTCTTCGCCCAGGTCCAGCAGCACGGCCACGCGCCGCTCGCCCCAGGGTTTGCCATTGATGGTGGTGTGCGTCGGCACCACAGTGGTCACAGCCGCTGCGTGGGCCGCGAAGATCACGAAGCGCCGGTCAGGGTGTGCGGCGGCCAGGCGCAGCGCCTCGGCCTCGGCCACCGGGCGGGACGGCTGCAGGATGGCCGGCCGCTTCGGCTCGGGCATGCGCTGCGGCAGGCTGTGTGCGTAGGCATTTGGCTGGCCCAGGCGCCCGGGCCACTCGTGGGCGTCGGTGCAGTCGACGATGAGGCAGGGGGTGTCGTCAGCCACGCGGCACCTCGTCGTGGGTGCGCCCGTCCAGCAGGCGGCCGGTGACCTTCTTGCCGATGCGCGCAAAGTCCTGATAGTCCTGCCGCTGCACCTGTAGCCGGCCTTCGAGCTGCCGGTTACTGCCGTCCTCCGCGAAGCACTCCTCCCCGCTGGGAAGTTCCACGGGCAGCCACTCGCCCCACTGCTTGAACAGGAACGGCACGCCCGCCGCCGCGCACTGGTCGCGCAGGCTGCGGGCCCAGTCAGGGTGCATCGGCCGGGCCTTGGGGCCGGACTCGCCGCCGCAGATCACCCAGTCGACGTGGCTGCCATCCGGGCCGGCGCACATCGGCACGTCCAGGCCGAGGTCGATGGGCCCCAGCATAGGCTCGACGCTCAAGAACCGCACCGCCGCCGGCACGCATTGCAGCTTCGGCAGGTCGCGGTCTGCCTCGGTCTGGTTGACGACGGTGGCGCCCAGCCAGACATTGCGGCCGATTACGTCGAACGCCAAGCCGTCGTCCTGCAGGTACTTGGCGGCGTTGCCGATGCGCTTCGTGAGCAGAAGCCAGTCCAGGTTGGGCGTGTCGGCGATCAGCTTGAACAGGTCCATGCGCCAGGCGTCTGGAATTTCGTTGTCGAACACGTCGGCCAGCGACGCGCAGAACACCCTCCGGCGGTGGCCGTGCTGGGCCTGGAATTCGGCCGCCTGCCGTTGCCAGCGCCGAGGCGCTTCCCAGGTGTCCGGTGCAGTGCGGCGCCGCGGCTGTCCAGGGCCCCAGGCCACACCCAGCGTGCGCGCCGGCGTACTGCGGGCCGCGTAGCAGTCATCGCAGGCCGGGCTGACGCGCGTGCAGCCGATCCACGGGTTGAAGGTGCTGTCGCACCACTCGATGTTGGTGGCCTCGGCCATGCTCAAGACCTCCGCCCGTCGCGCGGCACGCACACCGCGCGCAGGTCCTTCAGCGTCCGCGCAACCAGCGGCGCTACCGCGGCGCGGGCGCTCTCGCAGGCCGCCTGGGTGGGCCAGCCGGGCACAGTGGCCAGCGTCACAGCGGGGTTGGCGCCGGTGGGCGCGCCGGTCACCAGGATGATCAGGATCCACTCGGTCACGGCTTGGCCCCTCCGATCTTCGCCTGCGCGGCCGCCAGCACCAGGGCCGACGGGTCGACCGGGTCGTCCAGCTCGCGCCTGTCCACCTGGCGCATGGCCGCATCCACGATACGGTGCGTGATGGTGGCGCCGAAGACGGCCCGGATGTCCAGCAGCAGCCCGGTGACCAGGGCGGTGTGCATGGCCGACAGGCCCGAGACACCGCAGTGCCGCGCGGCAGCCAGCGCCGCCTGGTCGAGCACGTCATTGACCAGGCGCAGGGCTACCTCCTCGGGCAGCCCGTGCAAGGTGAGTGGCGCTGGCGTGGTGAAGGTCATCGTGGGGCGCGGCATCACACCCTCGCCAGCTCGTGGTCGCGCGTCACGCGGAAGCCCGCGGCGTTGCGGTGGCCACCGCCACCGAAGCCCTCGGCGATGTTGGCCACGTCCAGCCCGCCGTCCCAGCTGCGCAGGCTGAACTGGCGGTGCTCGGCCGTGTCCCAGTAGACCGCCGCGAAAGGCTCGCCCTGGCACATCAGCTCGCCGGCGTCGCTGGCCATGATGTGGGGCAGGCTGGCGGCCCACACCTCGTGGCCGGCGATGGTCATGCGGCGCCGGCAGGTGTCCACCAGCTCGCGCACGTCCTTGCGGTGCTTGCGCTCGATGGCGGCGCCCTGGGCCGTCATGCCCAGCAGGTCGCTGGCATCGGCGGCCATCAGCTTGTCCCAGGTCTCGAAGGTGTAGTCCAGGCTGAACACCGTGGCCTGGATCTCGCGCGTGTGCGGCAGGCGGAAGCGCCACAGGTCCCGGTCCTCGATGTGACCCAGCAGCAGCGGGCGCGGCTGGCCGTTCATCAGGTAGTCCCAGGCCAGCGTGGCGCCGCTGCGCTCCAGGTCGGTGTAGCTGATCAGGCCGGGCAGGCCCGCCAGGTCCTCGATGGCGGTCTTGTGGTGGTCGATCAGCGTCACGCTGCGGGCCTTGGCCAGCATGTCGGCCACCACCGCGCGCTTGTAGCTGAAGTCCACCAGGTACACGTCGCGGCCGGTCACGTCGGGCGGCTCGTAGCCGTAGCGGCCGGGCACGAACTCGGGGTAGGGCCGCGCGCCATTGACCGTGTAGTGGTGGTGGAACGCCCAGGCCGCGCCGAAGCCGTCCGCGCAGTTGTGGTGGTAGATCACCAGCGGCGGCCGTGCCACGGCGGGCGCCTGCTGGCCGGGACCGAGGGCTTCGCCCCCCTCGGTGGTGGGCGTGCGCTCAGTCGTCAGCATCGCTCGGTCCTTCGTCGGTCTGATCCTGCTGGCCGCTGCCGGCCTCGGTGGTGGTGGCGGGGCCGCTGGCGGCCGCGCTGTGCTGCTGCACGAAGGCCTCGGTCGGCGTCAGCTCTCGGCGGGCGGAGCCCGCCGCACTTCCTGCTGCACCCCCGCCCTTGTGCACCTGTGCGTGCGCCTCGGCCTTGGCGTCGGCCCACACGCGATTCAGGTCGACAGCGAACTCACGCGCCAGGCGGCGGGTGACGTCCATGTGCTCTTCGAGCGCGCTGGGGCCGCCGCTCATGTCCAGGCCCTGCAGCTCGGTCAGCACCAGCAGGGCCATCAGCAGCTCGCCCAGCTCGCGGCCGCTGATGCCGTCGAGCCGCGCCTTGAAATCGGCGTTGAAGTTGGCGATGCGCCCGCCCATGTAGGTCGCATCGCCGGCCCACCCGCGCTGTTCGTACAGCAGCGTGGCGCCCTCGTAGGTCAGGTCGTAGAACAGCAGCTCCACGGCAAGGCGCAGCCCCAGCAGCGGCAGCTGCGCGCCGGTGGCGAAGGCGGCGCACAGCTCGGCGAACAGCTTCTGCTCGAACAGGCCTCCGGCCGCGCGCCGCGCCCGGCGCATGGCTTCCACCTCGGCTGCCTCCTCGGCCGCCTCGTCGCGTTGGCCGCTCCCCCTGCCCCCCTCGCCGGCGGCCCGGCCAGCAGGCGAGGGCGCCGCGGTGTGTGCAGGCTTCGCGCTGGGCGAAGCCGCTGGCGCCGGGGCTGCGGCCGGGGCGGCCGGCGCGGCGCTGCTGGGCTTTCGCGCGCCCACGGTCTGCTCGCGCAGCAGGCCGCGGGCCTTCAGGGCGGTGCGTGCCAGGGCCTCGGTCACCAGTTCCACCGGCGCGGCGTCGGGCAGGTCGACCACCACCACCTGGCCCTTGTTCTTGGGCATCTCCAGCGCCGGGCCCAGGATGCTGCGCAGCGGGCGGCCGCTGTCGGTCAGTGCGGGGCAGGGCTCGTCCAGCCGGTAGTGGCCCACGGGCGCGGCGCCAGGGGTGGGCAGTACGCGCCGCGCGTCGGCGCCCTGCAGCACGGTGCGGCCGGCGTTACGCGCGGCCTGCAGCAGCTGCTGGTGTGCCTCTTCGGCCTTGGCCTGGTAGCAGCGGGCGTCCAGGCACATGTCGCCGATGGTCACGTCTGCAAACAGGTCAGGCGCGGCGCCGCTGCGCTTGGGGCAGTCGCTGCACGGGCCGGCCACCGCGTAGTTGGCGGCGGTGTCGAAGCGCGCCAGGCTCAGCCGCAGCATGAACTCCTTCTGCAGGAACTCGGCCGCCTGGCGGAAGCTGAACGGGTCGCCCGCCCAGCCCGCCACGATGCGCGCCGTGGCCCGCGCCTGCTCGGCCTGGTCGGGCATGCGCGCGATCAGCAGCGCCACGCTGGCCGTCAGCTTGCCGGCATAGAAGGCCTCGCGCCCGGCGGGGCACAGTGCCAGCAGCTTCAGGCGCTGATAGACGTAGCTGGGGCTCTTGCCCACGCGCGCGGCGATCTCCTCCACCGTGCCAAAGCCCTGCAGCCCATCGGGCTTGCGCAGCAGGGCCTCGTAGCCCTCGGCCTCTTCCATCGGGTGCAGGTCGCTGCGCTGCAGGTTCTCCACCAGCTGCACCTCGATCACCTCCAGGTCGGTGTACTCGCGCACGATGGCGTCCAGCGCCGGCAGGCCCGCCTGCTGCGCGGCGCGCCAGCGCGTCTCGCCCACCACGATCTCGTAGGGCGGCCGGCCGTCGCCGGCGGTGTGCGCAGGGTTGCTGCGCACGCGGATGGGCGAGATCTGGCCCACCTGCAGCATGCTGGCCGCGATCTGCGCCACGCGGTCGGGGTCGAAGTGCTTGCGCGGGTTGGTCGGGCTGGGCGTGAGCTGGCCGGGGGCCAGGCGCACCGCGTGTTCCAGCTCGCCGCTGGGCTGCACCGTGGGCTTCAGGGTGGGCAGCGCCATGTCGGGCTGCGGGGCGGTGGCGGGGGTGGTCATGCCTCGGCGTCTCCAGTGACGGGGTGGGTGGCAGCACCACGCAGCTGCAGCGCAAAGCTCAGCTCGTGGTAGCGGTCGATGAAGGCTTGGCGCCAGTCCTGCCAGGTCAGCGCGTCACGCTGGCGCAGCTGCACCCAGGGCACGGCGTGCACGCCGTGGGTCCAGGCGGGGCCGCAGGGCGGCAGCAGGTCGCGGCGCTCGGTGGCCAGGGCTGTCAGGTCGGCGTGCTTGATGGCGGCCCACCAGGCCGGCGGCACGCCGCGCAGGCCGAAGACGGCGTGGAAGTGCTCTTCCCATTCCGACTCGAAGCGCTTCCAGCCCGGGCCGATGATCGGCTTGGCCGGGGCGGCGATGTCGTTGGTGATGCACTCGTGCGCGTCGTGCAGCAGGCCGGCCAGCAACAGCAGCGGGTGGCAGCCCGGGTGCTCGCGCTCCAGGATCTCGGCCACCAGCAGGCTGTGCTCGGCCACGCTGTTGGGGCGCACCGCATGGCCGGTGAAGCGGTTGATGGTGGCCAGGCTGTGGGCGATGCTCTCGATGGGCAGGGCGCCGGCAGTGCCGATGGGGTCCGTGAATTCGATGACGCGGCCGCAGCTGGTGAGAATCCAGGTCATCGCCAGCCCTTCCGGCCCTGCTGGGCGCGCACGCGGGGGATGTACCAGGTGATGGTGCCGTGCGCGTCGCGCTCGCAGGCAATGCGCTGGTCGGCGCGCAGTGCATACAGCACCTGGCGCGTCTCGCCCGCGTCCAGGTGCAGGTGGTGGGCCACGCCCAGCGTGTCGACCCCCTCGGGGCGCAGCGCCAGGAACTGCAGCGTGTCCACGCGTGCGCGGCTGCCGGCACGGCAGTTCTGCGCGGTCACGGTCTCGCCGGGTGGTGGTGCAAGGGGCATGGGTGCTCCGGGTGGGATCGGGGGTGGTCAGTCGTCGTCGCGGTCGCCGGCGGCCAGGCGCTTGCGGTCTACGCCGGCCGGCGGTGGGCTGGGCACGGGGCGCGCTGCCGGCGCAGCCAGCCGGGGCGCAGGCGCGGCGGTGGGCGCCTGCCGGGGCCGCTGCTGCTGCTGCTGCTGCTGGATGGCCTGGCGGGCGGCCAGCGCGCGGCGCACGGCCTCAGCCCGCACCAGCGTGCGCAGCATCGGCTGGGCCATGGCCTCGGTGAAGGTGGGCGGCCAGTCTGGCCGGCGGCGCACGCGCCAGGCTGCGGCCAGATCGTCCAGACTGATCTGCAGGGGCTGGCGCTTGGGCACAGTGCGTCCTTCAGGCCCGCAGGCCCGGGAAGTCCAGGTGGTGCGCCTCGGGCCCGCAGGGGCCGTGGGTGCGGCGCGCGTCGTCCACCGGAACGGCGCGCGCCTGGCCGGCCACGGCGGGGCATGTGCACTGCCGCTGCTCAGCCGGGCCGCGGCCGTGGCTGCACAGCTGGCAGGCCCGGTAGGGCAGGGGGGTGAACAGCAGCACCATGGCAGCCGCCCTAGGCGTGGCGCAGCGCATCGATCACCGCGTGGGCCAGCAGCACCAGCAGGCCGGTGGTGAGCGCGCCACAGACGGCGCCGCACACCGCGCCCCAGGCCCAGCCAGCCACATAGCCGCGCCGGTAGGCGGGCTGGGCGGCGTCATACCCCTGGTGGCCGGCTACCACGGCAGCCACCCGCGGGCGTAGGCGTGGCTCAGCAGCAGGCTGGCCACGATGGCGGCGCCGTACATGGCGGCGTACAGCAGGGGGCGGCGGCGCTCGTCGTCCCACATGCCGATGGGGCGGGGCGTGCTCATGCCTGCACCCAGGTCATCGGCACGTCGGCGAGGAACGCCTCCCAGGCGGCCATGCTGGCGGCCTGGCGGGCGGTGAGCAGCAGCGCGGCGCTCATCACGCGGCCTGCTCGCTACGGTGCGGTGCGGGCTGACCGGCCGCGGCGGTGTTCGTGATGCCCATCGTGGGTCCCTCATGGGTTTCCGATGGGCGTAATCTACAACTGTTGTGTTCTGATGGTCAACAACTGTTGTTGACCTGGAATCCTGATGTTGTAAGCAGGCAAAAGAAAGGCCCGCCTAGGCGGGCCGGTGTGGACCTGAGCTTGTCAGCGGGACGCTACCGCGAAGAATCCGTCCGACCGGTCGGGCAGCAAGCCCGCGGCGACGAGCTGCTTCCGTGCGCCAGCCTGGCTGACGATGGCGACACCAGAGACCTCGCGGCCAGCCAAGGGACACGCTAAGCCGCTGAAGCTGATAGTGATTCGCAGGGGATGCTTTCCGGCCTTCGCGGGTGTGGCTGTGCCGATGGCGTTGCAGTAGTCCGTGGACGCGGTTATCCGGCCATCGGCTGCAATCTGAAGAGTCACCCGGCTCACCCCGTCCGCGCTGCCGGCAGTGCCTGTCCAACTGCCGGCGAACTCCGCGAGGTCAGCCTCAGTGTCATAGATCGTGTTGTAGGTCGCGGCAATCTGGTAACTCAGCGACCCGACAGCGGCGGTGCCGGACAGGTAGTTCTTTGTGCCATACGCACCCGCAATGGTGCCGGAGGTCACGCTCAGCAACCGGGCGTTGTAGTCGGTCAAGGCCCCGGAGAAGGATGCGCCGCTGGTCGAGACGGAGCCGAACATCAGGCCCTCGATCGTCCCGGACCGGGTGTAGACGACGTAGGCTGTGCCGTCGCCCAGGATCACTGTGCCGAAGGTATAGGCACCAGCCGACCCTTCCCAGTAGCCTTCCACGCTGCCCGCCGTGGTGACGGGTGGCGCCGTCGTTTCGCCGCCGCCGCTGCCTGACGTACCACTGTCCACTGGGCAGGTAGCGCAGACGAGCCGCGATCCTGCATCTTCGGAACTGCCCCCGCCGCAGGCACTGAGGGCGGTGGCCATGGCTGCGATGAGCAGACGGTGCATGCAGGTACCTTGCGCGATGCGGATGTTGGCTGTAGGGGTTGCCACTCCCCCAAGGGTGTGCACCCAATGGCGGGGGGGATAGCGCAACCATTGATCTACCTCATGCGATAGCCTAAGCCTACAAAGGTAGTCGGGGACGGTGTGATGCGGGAGACATGGATCGGTTGCGCACTGGTGCGCTTTGAACGATCTGCCAGTGGCGTGCTGGTGGTGCGGGTTGCTGGCGTAGCGACCGTCCAGTCGCTAACCGCGATTGCGCGGGAGATCTGGACGGGGCGAGCGACGAACTCCGACGCATTCATGGTCGACTGCCGCGCGGCTGCAGTGGCTGCCAGCCAGGACGAAATCCTGTCAATCCCAGTCGCGCCCGAGGCGGACCGAAACAGGCCTGGGGCGTTTGTGGCGACGCCCCAACTCGTGCCGCTGCTTTGTAGCCACGCGAAGCGCATGGCCTTGGCTGGTTTCTGGAGGCGGACGTTTCTGGACACCGGCTCTGCCTATGAGTGGCTGGCGCGCCGAGTGTCAGCGGGGCGCGCTGCAGGGACTGCGCCAGGCGTTGGCGGTGGCGATGAAGCCTCAAGGTACTGAGGTAGCGAGCGCGCGGCGGTACGTGAGGCCTCGCAGTCGTCGAGCGCTTTGTTGATCGCGGCTTGGATGTAGCCGCGGTCCTCGTCCGTGCAGGCGTCCCAGCGGTCGCGGTTGACGCGGTTGAACGGCCAGTCGGTGTCAGCTGGCCTGCCCTTGCCGCTCAAGAGCCACCGCAGCGACACGCTCAGTGCATCGGCGAGTTGTGGCGCGAACTCCGAGGTCGCCGAGTTTCGTTGCTCCAGAACGCTGATGACCTGCTGAGACACCAGGGGGCGCTCGCCTGACTCATCCATACCGATCCGGCGAGAAAGCTCGGTAGCGGTCCAGCCACGCGCCTCGCGTGCGATCTGAAGCCGACGGCCTAGGCGCTCCGGGGTGCTGGGGTCACGGCTGCTGGCGGGTGATCGTGGCTTTGCCATTGCCGCAGTTTGACAACAGGCGTTGTTTAGGAGAAACAACAGCTGTTCCAACAAACAAAACAACTGTTGTACGATTGGGCATGGCAAGTCTGAAGACGGCAATCGATGCGACCGGCGGCCAAGCTGCCCTGGCGGCTGCCATCGGTGTCAAGCAGCAGCACATCTGGAACTGGCTCAACAGGCCGGGTGGCGTGCCGGTCGAGCACTGCGCGGCCATCGAGGCTGCCACTGCGGGGACCGTGCGGCGCTGGCACCTTCGTCCGCACGACTGGCATCGCATCTGGCCCGAGTTGATCGGAGCACCAGAGGCGCCCGCTGTAGTGACCGGCAATGCTGCTGCGCACAGCTGACGGCACGTCATGGCGCGCTCGTCTACGTTCTCCTCCGCCGCGCCGTCGAACCGGCGCGGATTCGCCCGGTTGGCCGTTGCCGCCCGGGCGCTTTTCTTCACGGCTGGTCGTTTGCATGCGGCCAGTTTCATCGCCCGCGCCACCCGGCGCCACGTCAACGGTTCAGGAGACCTGACATGACCACGTCCGTCCAGAGCGCCATCTTCCGCCTGGTGCACGACTACCCCGGCGGTGCCGGCGCCTTGGGCCCGGTGCTGGGCAAGCGCGGCGACTCGCTGTCGCACGAGGTGTCGCCCGTCTACCCCACGGCCAAGATCGGCCTGCTTGATGCCGTCAAGCTCAGCCTCTTCACCGGCGACCGCCAGGTGCTCAACGCCTGGGCCGGCGACATGGGCTGCATGGTGGTGCCGCTGGCCGCCGATGTGCCGGGCGTCGAGGGCATCGGCACGCGCACCGCGGTGCTGGCCAAGGAGTTTGCCGACCTGATGGGCACGCTGGCGGCTGACCTGGCCGACGGCGATGTGTCCACCAACGACCTGGCCCGCATCGACCGCGAGGCCAGCGAGCTGGTCAGCGCCATCCAGGCGCTGCTGGGCGCGGTGCGCGCCATGCACCAGGCGCCGCGTGATGCGGCCGATCCGCAGCACCTGCGGGCCGTCGGCTGAGGGCGGCACGGTCGATGTCCACCTGGTCGGGCAGTCTCACCCCCGCATCCGATCCGTCTGAGCGCCTCAGCGCCGACGATCAGGCCACCCAGCGCGAGGCCCAGTTCCTGGCCGCCGCGGTGGCGCGGCAGGTCCAGCGTGCCGCCGGCACCCGGCATGTGCAGGGTGTGTGCAGCAACTGCGGCCAGCGCTGCCTGCCGCTGGCCGTGTACTGCGACGGCGACTGCCGCGCCGACCATGAGGACCGCCTGCAGGTGCTGCGGCGCCAGGGGCGCGCATGACGATGCAGCCTGACGAAGCTGAGCTGCCCCGCAGCCGGGATGAGCGTCTGCAGGCCGCGCGCGCCGCCCGCCTGGCTGAGCGGCAGGCCATGGCTGACCAGCTGCGCGCCGCCATGCCCGCCGCGATGGCCCAGCTGCCGCAGTGGCTGCTGTGGCGCTTGGAGGATGTGCCCGGCCGCAGCAAGCCGGCCAAGGTGCCGTACTACGCCAGCGGTCAGCGCCGCCGGGGCGAAATGGGCACGCCGCAAGACCGGGCGGCCCTGGTACCGCTGGACGTGGCGCTGCAACGCCTGCAGCGCGGGCCGCAGTGGTCGGGCATCGGCTTCGCCTTCCTGGCCGGTGACGGGCTGATCGGCATTGACGTCGACCACGCCATCGATGCCGCTACCGGCGAGCCGTCTGATCTGTGCCGCCTGGTGGTGGAAAGCTGCGACAGCTACACCGAGCTCAGCCCCAGCGGCACCGGCGTGCACGTGATCGTGGCCGGTGAGTGCCAGACCTTCAAGGACGATGTGCTGGGCCTGGAGGTGTACGCCGGCGCGCGCTACTTCACCTGCACCGGCCGGCCCGTGCCGTGGGCGGCCACGCCGGCGGACGTGCGCCCGGTGGCGCCCGAGGTGCTGGCCTACCTGCGCGAGCTGGTGGACGACAGCCGCGAGCGCCAGCGCGCGGCGCGCGCGGCCGCGGTGGCACCGCCGTCTGCAGACGCGCCGCCCGATGCGCCAGCCCCCGCACCACCGGCCCCGCCCGCACCCACCCAGCAGGTGAGGCCGCCAGCCCCCGCGCCGGCGGTGCCGGCGGGCTCTGGTGGCGACGACTTCAAGCGCGTGAACGACGCGGCCATGGCGGCGCTGCACCAGTGGGTGCCGGCGCTGCTGCCCGAGGCGCAGGAGCGCGGGGCGGGCAAGGGCTACCGCGTCACCAGCAAGGCGCTGGGGCGTGATCTGCAGGAAGACCTGAGCATCCTGCCCAGCGGGATCGTCGACTTCGGCGTGCACGACATTGGCGACGCGCGGCAGGGCAAGCGCTCGCCCGTCGACCTGGTGATGGAGTGGGGCAGCCGCGTTGGCGTGGCCGCCGACAAGCCGGCCGAGGCGCTGCGCTGGCTGGCGGACAGGCTGGGCATCGCGCTGGCGCGGCCGGCGCTGCGGCGAGTGGATGGTGCAGCGCCTCGGGCGGAGGCCCCTGCTGGGCGGGGCGCGCGCCCAGGCGCGCCACAGCAGGGGGAGGGCGACGCCCGCTCGGGCCCTGCTGCCGGCCAGCCCGCCGCGGCCGACGATGGCGACGATAGAGGCGCCGGGCCCGACGATGAAGGCGGCGATGGTGGTGGTGGCGGCTCCGGCCGCGGCAAGATTCCGCCGGAGGTGTGGGCCAAGGTCGAGGCGATGATGGGGCGCTTCGCGCTGGTCTATGGCACTGACACGGCATGGGACCGCGACAAGCTCAAGCTGGTGCGTATCCCGGCGATGCGGCTGGCGCTTGGTGGCCTGCCGGTCAAGCTGTGGCTGGCCAGCGATGCGCGCGACATGGTCGACGCTGAGGACCTGGTGTTCGAGCCCGACGAGGACGTGCAGCCGCCACGGATCAACATGTGGAACGGGCTGGATCTGCAGCCTGTGCCATGCGAGCCGGCGGACGTGGACGTGATGCTGCAGCTGCTGCGGCACCTGTGCAGCGAGACGCGGATCCTGGACGCCGATGGCAAGCCTATGGCCAGTGCGGTGGATGATGTGGTGCACTGGGTGCTGTGCTGGCTGGCGCTGCCGTTGAAGCGGCCGGGCACCAAGCTCGCCTCAGCTGTGGTGATGCACGGTGCACAGGGCACTGGCAAGAACATCTTCTTCGATGCCTGGCGCGACCTGTACGGCACCTACGGCATCACGGTCACGCAGACCGAGCTGGAAGACAAGTACAACGGCTGGGTCAGCCGCAAGCTGGCGGTGGTCGGCGACGAGGTGGTCTCGCGCGCCGAGATGTACCACAACAAGAACCGGCTGAAGCTGATCGTGACGCAGCGCGACAAGTTCGCGATCCGCGATCTGTTCACGGCGACGCGCTGGGAGAGCAACCACGCGAACGTGGTGTTCCTGTCGAATGAAACCGAGCCGCTGGTGCTTGAGGACCGCGATCGGCGCTACCTGGTCGTCTACACCCCGCTGGAAGCGCCAGAGGAGCTGTACCAGCGCGCACGCGCCTTCCTGGCCGACGGCGGCAGGGCGATGTGGCTGGACTACCTGCTGAGCTACGACCTGGCCGGCTTCGAGGCCCACACCAAGCCGCCGCTCACCGAGGCCAAGCGGGCGCTGATCGAGGCGAACTGGCGCCCGGCCGTGCGGTTCGTTCACGACTGGCTGGAAGGGATGCTGGACCTGCCGGTGCGCGTGTGCAGCGTGGAACAGCTCTACCGTGCCTTCAAGCGCTGGTGCGACCAGACGGGCGAGCGGTGGCCGCCGTCGCAGCCGAAGTTCACGACCGAGATCAATCGATGGGTCAGCGAGTCGCGCAGGCGTGGGGCGAACGGGCAGTTCCCACCGCTGCGCCTGACCTACAAGGTGATCGGCCTGGCCGAGACGGCCACGAAGCGCAAGTCGGCCCGGTGCTTCGTGCCGATCGATTGCAGGCCAGAACCGGGTGTGACCGAGGGGGCGTGGGCCTGGGATGCCATCCAGGCCTTCGAGCATGACCTGTGGGTATTCCTTGGCCGCCGGCCTGCCGTAGACGAGGGCAGCACATGAGCTCTTTCTACTGCGTTTCGCTCTGGTTGCGCCGTAAGTCGTTATCGCTACGCGATTTACGCGGTTACGCGCGTATCGCCCATAGGCGTGTGCATGTGCGTGATGGAAGATCGATCGCCGGACAGCGGCATTGGTGCGTGCGGACGATGGCGTAACGACGTGTTCGGCGTAGCGACAAGCACTTAGCGCGTAACGGACGCGTAACGAGCATGCAACGCGCGCGTGCGCCTTTCGTTCTTCGATCTCTTTCAGGAAAGGGGTGGTGTTGATGGGGAAGATTCGTGGGACCGGCCAGCCGGCCAGCTCAGCGGCTGCTGACCGTGTTGAACCGCAGGTCGACGCGATGCTGATCAACTGGGGGCGGTGGGCCCGCGGTGGTGGTGAGTCCAGCGGTGGCGCCTCGGGCGTGTGGCGCTTCGCGTCGCGCGGCAGCCGGGCCGCGGCCTATCACGGCGCGTTGACGGTGGTGCCCATCGATGTGCAGCAGGCCAGGGCAGTGGAGGCGGTGGTGTGTGCACCAGGTTTCAGCCCGCTGTTCCGCGGCCTGCTGCGGGCCCACTACGTGCAGCAGACCCACCAGGCGCGCACCTGCCGCGAGCTGGGCATCCTGCCGCCGACCTATGAGCACTGGCTCTGGCGGGCGGCGCAGCACTTCGTCGAGCGCTCGCGCTGTGTGCAAAATCTGGCCGCGTCCTGTTGACGTTGGCTGAAACCCAGCCACATAATCGCGCCCACAATTGATCCCGTCCGCCGCACGTCGGTGAGTAGCAGTAGCGCGAAGCGCTGCTGCTGCTTTGGAAGACAAGACACTGACGCGCCGGATCACCGCAAGCCCCGATGGCCAAACGCCTCGGGGCTTTTTTCATGGCCGTTGCAGCCCCCAAGCCCTGCTGCCATCCCGGGTGTCGAGCCCTGGTGCACGATGGGACGAGCCGCTGCATGGACCACAAGCGCCGCGCCTGGATGCCGGCGCTGTCTGTGGTCAATCGCGTGACGGGCAGGCGTCTGCAATCCATGCGCGCCGCGCTGTTCATGCGCGAGCCGCTGTGCCGGAGCTGCTCGGAGCGCGGCTTCTCCGTCATCGCCACGCAGCGCGATCACATCGTGTCGCTTGCCGAAGGCGGCACCGATGACGACAGCAACGTGCAGCCGCTGTGCGACGGCTGCCACAGCCAGAAGACCCTGGCCGAGGCCCTGCGCGGCCGCGGCCTGGCCGCCCGCCCCTCGCTGCCCCTGGCCGGGCCCGCGGCGCTGCCGGTGCCCCACCAGCCTCCACCGGCGGTCGGACACCCCGGGGGGGCCGAAATCTCTGGAGCCCCTCAAGTGGAAACCGATCCCCAAGTCAAACTTTTGTGCGCGGGAGTTTCCACCGGGGGGGTACCCCATTCGGCCGTCGAGGTGGCATCGTGACCGGTACGCGTGGCCCCAAGAGCCTGCCGGGGAACGTGCACCAGATCCGCGGCAACCCGTCGAAACTGCCGCTGTCTCAGCTCATGGACGAGCTGCAGCCGCTGGTCGAAATCCCCAACTGCCCGGCACACCTGCTGCCCGAGGCGCGGCGCGAGTGGAAGCGCATCGTCCCCGAGCTGGAACGCTACGGCCTCATCAGCAAGCTGGACCGGTCAGCCCTGGCGCTGTACTGCCAGGCCTACGCGCGCTGGGTCTGGGCCGAGCAGCAATTGCAGGCCGCGGCAGCAGCGGCCGCCAAGGGACGAGCTGAGGCCGAAGCCGAGGGCAAGTCCTGGGCGGGCGGAGACGGCTACACCGTGCCTACGCCCAACGGCCACATGACGTACAGCCCGCACTGGGTGATCAGCAACAAGGCGCAGGAGCAGGTGCACAAGTTCCTCGCTGAGTTCGGCCTCAGCCCGGTCAACCGGGGTCGGGTGTCGATGAGCAACAACCGCCAGGCCGACTGGATCGGCCATGGCGACCGGGACGACGAGAAGCCGCAGGGCTTCGGCGCGCTGTGACGGTATGAAGGACTACGCCGCCATCGCCACCCGCTACGCGCAGGACGTCATCGACGGCCGCATCCCCGCGTGCAAGTGGGTTCAGCTGGCCGCCCAGCGGCACATGCGCGACCTGGCGCGCGCCGGCTCGGCCGGCTTCCCGTACGTGTGGAACCCCGAGCTGAAGGACACCAAGGGCAAGGCCTTCCGGCCGGCCGACCGGATCTGCGGCTTCGTCGAGCTGATGCCGCACATCAAGGGTGACTGGGCCGCACGCAACGAACTGGTGCGTCTGGAGTCGTGGCAGGTCTTCTGCCTGGCCAGCATCTATGGTTGGGTGCACCAGGGCACGCTGAAGCGCCGGTTCCTGAAGGCAGACCTGTACGTGCCGCGCAAGAACGCCAAGTCGACGAAGGCGGCCGGCGTCGGCAACTTCATGCTCGCGGCAGATGGCGAGCACGGCGCCGAGGTCTACAGCGGCGCCACCAGCCAGAAGCAGGCGCTTGAAGTCTTCCGCCCGGCGCAGCTGATGGCGAAGATGAACGCAGCATTCCGCTCGCATTACGGCGTGCTGGTCAACGCCAGCAACCTGGCGGTGCTCGACACGAACAGCAAGTTCGAACCGCTGATCGGCAAGCCCGGCGATGGCGCGTCGCCCAGCTGTGCGATCGTCGACGAGTACCACGAGCATGCCACCAGCGAGCTGTACGACACCATGTGGACCGGCATGGGCGCCCGCAGCCAGCCGCTGCTGCTGGTGATCACCACCGCCGGCAACAACATCGGCGGCCCCGCCTACACGCACCAGGTTGAGCTGCAGAAGATCCTGCAGGGCGTCACCGTCGACGAGACCCGCTGGGGGATCATCTATGGCATCGACGCCGACGACGACTGGACGGACCCGGCCGTCCTGCGCAAGGCCAACCCGAACTTCGGGGTCAGCGTCAGCGCCGAGTTCCTGGAGGCCGCCCAGCGCGAAGCGATCAACGACCCACGCAAGCAGGCGGTCTTCAAGACCAAGCACCTGAACGTGTGGGTCAACAGCGGCAGTCCTTGGATCGACATCGCCAAGCTGCAGGCGTGTGGCGACACCAACCTTCGCGAGGAAGACTTCCGCGGCGAGACCTGCTGGTTGGGGACCGACTTGGCCAGCAAGACCGACATCGCCAGCAAGGCCAAGGTCTTCCGCCGCCGGGAGGCCGACGGCCGCGTGCACACCTACCTGTTCACCCGCAACTATCTGCCGCAGGCCTGTGTGCAGCGTCCTGAGAACGGGCACTACCAAGGCTGGGTGGCGCAGGGCATGCTGACCCAGACTCCCGGCAACATGATCGACCTGGGCTACATCAGCGATGCCATCCAGGCAGACGCCGAGATGCACGTGGTGGCCGAGATCGGCATGGACGCCTGGGGCTCGCGCGAGATCGCGCCGCAGCTGCAGAACGACGGCTTCACTGTGGTCGACGTGCCCATGACAGTGCGGCACCTGTCCGAGCCGATGAAGGAGATCAACGCCCTGATCGAGGACGGCCGCTTCCATCACGACGGCAATCTGGCCACCGTGTGGATGTTCTCCAACGTCGAGGTGCAGCCCGATCGCAACGACAACATCTTCCCTCGCAAGTCCAGCGCGGAGAAGAAGATTGACGCCGCTGTGGCGTGCATCCTGGCGGTGGGACGTGCCATGTCCAGCGCCGGAAGCCAGGATGAGCAGTCCTGGTGGGAGGTCGAGGCATGAGCAAGCTGGCAGCCCAGCTGCGAGGCGCCCGCGAATCGATGCGGGGCGCCATTGCCGCCAACGCACCGGACGCCCTGATGCTGGCTGGCGCCAGCTCTCTGTCCTACGGCGCCTGGCTGGTCTATCCGCCGGCCGGATTCATCGTCGGAGGCCTCCTGCTGCTGGCGGCAGGCATCCTTGCATCGAAGGGTGGCGACTGATGGGCTACCTGTCGTCCCGCATCGGCCGCAAGGCTGCCGAGCTGACCTACGACCAGATCGCGGCGCTGATCGACGGCAATGGCGTCGGCGGCAAGGTCGCCGGCGTGCACGTGACCGAGAAGACTGCGCTGCAGGTGTCGACGGTGCTGGCCTGCGTCAAGGCCATCGCCGACGGCTGCGCCACGCCGCGACTGCATGTCTTCCGCGAGCTGCTCGACGACAAGGGCCGTGCCAAGCGTCAGCGCGCCACCAACATCCCCGAGTACCGCTTGCTGGCCCGTCGCCCGAACGAGTGGCAGACCAGCTTCGAATGGCGCCGAGAGATGACCGCGCACGCCGCGTTGTGCGGCACCGGCCTGTCGATCAAGGTCAAGCTGGGCAACAACCGCATCAGCGAGCTGATCCCGGTGATGCCGGGCCAGTGGGACCTGCGCCGCATTAGCCGCTACGAGTTGCGCTACCGCGTGTGGGACGAGTTCGGCACCATCGGCGAGTTCGCGCCTGACCAACTGTTTCTTCTGCACAACCTGCAGTGGGACTGGCACAAGGCCCTGAACTATGTGCAGCTCGCACGCAACGCCGTCGGCCTGGCCATGGCCACCGAGAACAGCCAGGCCGCCATGCACAAGAACGGCCTGCGCAGCAGCGGAACCTACAGCGTCGAGGGCACGCTGAACCCTGAGCAGCACGAGCGTCTGACTGCCGTGCTGAAGAAGCGCGCCGGCCCGGAGAACGCCGGGCTGCCGATGATCCTGGACCGCAACGCCAAGTGGCTGCCGGCCACCATGAGCGGCACGGACGCCCAGCACGTCGAGACCAGGCGCCTGCAGGTGGAGGAGGTGTGCCGCGCCTTCGGCGTGTTCCCGATCATGGTCGGCCACAGCGACAAGGCCGCCACCTTCGCCAGCAGCGAGGCGTTCTTCAGCGCGCACCTGATCCACACGCTGACCCCTTGGCACACCGCCTGGACGCAACGCATCGACGAGATGCTGCTGGATGGTAGCGGCCCGCTCTACGCCCAGTTCGACACCCGCTACATGACCGCCGGCAGCCTGAAGGACCGCGCGCAGTGGAACCGCTCGATGGTCGAGGCTGGCATCTACACCCGCAACGAGGTTCGCGACGACGAGGGCCTCGACCCGCTTGACGGCCTGGACGACCCGTTGACCCCTCTGAACATGACCGGAGCCAAGAATGGCACGCAAGAACCCGACCCTGCAGCTTGAGCGCCGCAGCGCCGCGCCGGAGCGCCGCGCCACCATCGTCCGCCTGGAGCAGCGCGCCGTCGGTGACGACGGCACCATCGAGGGCTACGGGTCGGTGTTCAACGTCGTCGACGACTGGGGCGACATCATCGCTCCCGGCGCGTTCGCTGCCACCCTGGCCGCGCACAAGTCCGCAGGCACGATGCCCGCGATGCTGTGGCAGCACCGCGACGCGGAGCCGATCGGCGTCTGGACCGAGATGGTCGAGGACAGCCGCGGCCTGCGCGTCAAGGGCCGCCTGGTGCTGGACGCTCCGCGCGGCAAGGAGGCGCACGCCCTGCTGAAGGCCGGTGCGCTCAACGGCCTGTCGATCGGCTTCATCAGCAGCAAGTGGAGCTGGGACGACACCACCGACGTCCGCACGCTGCAGGAGGTCGACCTCTGGGAGGTGTCCCCGGTCACCTTCCCGGCCAACGGCCTGGCCCGCGTCGACAGCGTCAAGTCGGCCGGGCAGACGATCAACACCATCCGCGACGCGGAGCGGGCCCTGCGGGATGCGGGCCTCTCTGCCGAGCAGGCCAAGGCCGTCCTGGCCTCGGTCAAGCGCAGCGTGCAGGTCGAGCGGGATGCCGACCAGGACGCGCAGCGCGCTGTGCGCGCAGCACAACAGCTGCTCGCGACCCTGAAAAGCGCTGCCACCTGATCAGCGCATCCCGTACCAACCGCAATCGAAAGGACCACCATGTCCCGCAATCCGACCCATCGCCCGAGCCTGCTGGCCACCGCCATGCTGGCCCACCATGCTGCCTACCTGAGCAAGGTGCAGGCCGCCGGCGCCGCGCTGATGATCGAGCGCCGCGATGCGCCGACGCTGACCAGCGTCGCCGAGGCCATCACCAAGATCAACGAGGCCTTCGAGGAGTTCAAGCGCACCAACGACAAGCGCCTGGACGAGCTCAAGAAGGGCGGCGCCACCGGTGACCTCGACGCCAAGCTGGCCAAGCTGGAGAAGGACCTCAACGAGCTGGGCGAGCAGAAGTCGCGCCTGGAGAAGTTGGAGACGCGCCTGTCGCGCCCCGGCATGGGCGCCGAACGCAGCGAAGTGAAGGAAGGTCCCGAGGAGATCGCGCATCGGGCCGCCTTCACCGCCTGGCTGCGCGCCCCGGGCGATGTCGAGCGCCGGCACGCGCTGCAGCGCGCCGAGCGCGAGATGCGCAAGGCGCGCCGCAATGCCGACCTGGACGCATCGCTCGACGACTGGGACCGTGAACAGCGCGCGTCGGCGGTGAGCACCGGCACCGGCTCGGCCGGCGGCTTCGCGCTGCCCGAGGTGATCGAGCGCCAGATCGCGCGCCTGTCGCTGGACATCAGCCCCATCCGCCAGATCGCCACCGTGCGCACCGTCGGCAGCACCGACTACAAGGAGCTGTTCGACATCAACGGCGCCGCGTTCGAGTGGGTTGGCGAAGGCGACACCCGCAACCAGACCAACACCAGCGACCTGGCCGAGGTTGCCCCCACCTTCGGCATGGCCAGCGCCAAGCCGCAGGCGACCGAGGAGTCGCTGGATGACCTGTTCTTCGATGTCGAAGGCTGGGTGATCGAGACGGCATCGGAGGCGATGGGGCAGGGCGAAGGCGCGGCGCATGTTGCCGGCAACGGCACCAAGAAGCCCACCGGCTTCCTGGCCGGACCCACCCCGGTGACGACCGCCGATGCGTCGCGCGCCTTCGGAACGCTGCAGTACATCGCCAGCGGTCAGGCGTCGACCATGCCGACCAGCCTCGACACGCTGTACGACGTGGTCTACGCCCTGCGTGCCCGCTACCGCCGCAATGCCCGCTGGGTCGGTGGCAAGCTGGTCTACGCCGCCCTGCGCAAGTACAAGGCGACCGACAACAGCTATCTGTGGCAGCCCTCGATCGCCGCGGGCCAGCCGGACATGTTCATGGGCTATCCGGTGACCGAGGCCGAGGACATGCCCGTCGTGGCCGCCAACGCCTTCCCGCTGGCTTTCGGCGACTTCAAGGAGGGCTATCTGATCGCCGACCGCGTGGGCATGCGCATCACCCGTGACGAGATCACCACGCCCGGCTACGTGAAGTTCTACGTGCGGCGCCGCACGGGCGGCAAGCTGCGCAACACCCAGGCGATCAAGCTGCTGAAGATCGCCGCCTCCTGACCTCACCGACGGCAGCAAGCGGGCCACCACGAGGTGGCCCGCTTCGCTTCCAGGAGAACCGTATGCCGAAGATCATCGTCACGCAGGCCTTCAAGTTCGCACACCACGGCTACCTGGTCGAGGAGTTCGAGGTGTCGCAGGAGCTGCGCGAGACCACCACCGAGTGCGCTGCGCTGGCCATCGCTGAAGGCTGGGCAGTCGACGCTGAAGCCGCCGAGCAGGCCGCCCGCGAAGCCGCCGAGCAGGTTGCCCGCGAAGCCGCCGAGCAGGCCGCCCGCGAAGCCGCCGAGCAGGCCACCCGCGAAGCCGCCGAGCAGGCCGCCCGCGAAGCCGCCGAGCAGGCCGCCCGCGAAGCCGCCGAGCAGGCCGCCCGCGAAGCCGCCGAGCAGGCCGCCCGCGCAGCCGCCGAGCAGGCCGCCCGCGAAGCCGCCGAGCAGGCCGCCCGCGAAGCCGCCGAGCAGGCCGCCCGCGAAGCCGCCGAGCAGGCCGCCCGCGAAGCCGCC